AGAGAACTGGGACTTAGGCGAATTAATTTCTTAACTATCCCCCGAAAAGGACAGAAGATAATATTAATTATTTTGGAGATTATTATTGAACATCCGAGTTCTGGTTCTCTGTATTCTAAAAAAGACCATAGAGTCAAAAAAATGAAAACTATCAAGTTACAATCTATTTATTTCAGATAAGCCCACTTTTGTGGTGGTGCTTTTTATTTTTATATAGATACAATATGACTAGTCAAGAGAAAAATGCTTATTTAGCTGGGATAGTTGATGGAGAGGGCACTATTACTATTTTTAATCATCAACAATATAAAAGAAAAACAAAACAATATAAACCATGTATTTCTATAGCTAATACAGATGAAAATTTAATGATTTATATTTCTAAAAATTATAGTGAAAAATATCATGTATTACGATATGAAGGTGAAAAAAATAAAACTTGTTATGTTTGGATGATTAGATCTTTAGATAATATACAGAATATTCTTGATAGAATTATGCCATATTTGATTATCAAAAAGCAACATGCTAAAATTCTATATAAATACATAATGACTAGAAAAAAAGTTAGATTATATAATAAAAATGCACCATATTCTGAAATAGAATATAAATGTTATAAAAAAATTAAAAAACTTAATGAACGAAAACATGAACGAAAACGAAAAAATTTATAAGTTATTCTATGGTTTGTAGCCAACAATATTATTAAAAATTATAAGGTGGCGAATAGAAAAGATACTTCAATCCATAAAATTGTATTAAAATCTTTTTTTAATTGTTCCCCTTTTAAATATATAAGATGGCGTAGATGGAAAATACTTCAACGGCTCTGGTTATTGTGGGTTCGAATCCTACCTCCCCGATAAACGGGGAGTGGTCTAATTGGCAAAGACACCAGATTATAAGATTTTCATCGTTTGTTCCTCTTTTAAAATAATTAATTATAAGGTGGCGTAATATGGAGATACTTCATAAAATTGATTTATTTAAGACTCCATGTGCTTGTTCCCCTTAAAAAAATAATGACAAAATTCAATACTCAAAAAAATAAAATAAAAGAAGCATTAAAAAGACCACATGCAATTAAAAACCTTGCGGGTGGTATCGCTTATAAAATGGATGATGAATTACGACTTTATACTCGTGTTCTTACTTCATTAGTAGGAGAAGATAAATTCTATAAATCAGGAGATAAAAGTGATAAAGCTATTTTAGTAAATCTTAAAAAAGTTGACCCATTATTTGTTGCTGGATTAGCTGTTTATGCCAGAGAAAAGTTTTATTTAAGAAGTATCCCTGTTATGTTATTATCTGAATTATCTGAAATAAGTAAAGGGAGTAAATTGGTTGGAAAAGCTATTGAAAGAATAATTCAAAGACCAGATGAATTAACTGAAATGTTGGCTTATAGAATTAACAAATATGGAAGAACAATTCCACATCAAATTAAAAAAGGGCTTGCAAGAGCTTTTGGAAAATTTAATGAATATCAATTAGCAAAATATAATCGAGCAGGAAGTGTTAAATTGAAAGATGTTTTATTTATGGTTCATCCAAAACCAAAAGATAAAGAACAAGATGAATTATGGAAAAGATTGATTAATGGTGAAATGAAAATTCCAGATACTTGGGAAACTAAAATTTCAGGTAAAGGTTCTACCAAAGAAAACTGGGAAGAAATTCTAAAATCTGGTAATATGGGGATTATGGCAGTAATTCGAAATTTAAGAAATTTTGTAGAAAAAGAAGTAGATTTAAAACCAGCTATTGAATTGTTAACCAACAAAGAAATAATTCATAAATCAAAACAATTTCCATTTAGATTCTTTAATGCTTACATGGCTTTAGAAGAAATTAAAGCACCAGCCGAAATTTTAGATGCAGTAACAGATGCTATGGAATTTTCAATAGATAATGTTCCTAAATTAGAAGGAAAAACTCTTATTGCAGTTGACGATAGCGGTAGTATGAGTTCTCTTTTATCTAGTAGGGGAACTGCTGAATATAGACATATTGCTGCTTTATTATGTGCTATCTATCATAAAAAGAATCCTTACGGAACTACAATTGGTAAATATTCAAATGATTGGGAAGTAGTAACATTAAATTCCAGAGATAGTGTTTTATCTAATATGAGAAAATTATTCGGACGTGGTGGTACTACTAACACTTATAAAGTATTCGATTGGGTGGGTCATCAAAAAGAACAATTTGATAGAATTATTCTATTATCTGATATGCAATCTTGGGATGATGAGTATAGGGGGTGGGCTGGGATTGTGGCTGAGGGGAGTGTTGAGGGTTCTTATATTAAATCAAAACATAGAGGATATGTATATTCAATTGATTTAGCAGGATACGGAACTTCAGATATTGATACGAAAAATCCTAAAATTATTAAATTAGCAGGTTGGAATGAAAAAGTATTTAACTATATTCAAAAGAACGAAGAAGATAAAGGTAAAGTAATTGAAGAAATTAGAAATATCGGAAAAGATTTAATTGATTAAAATAAGCGGGTGGAAGGTATGGTAATCTTATCGGCCTCATAAACCGAATAAATGAGTTCAATTCTCATACCCGCAACATAAAAATATGAAAAAAAATACAAAAATATATGGTCTTGGTTTTATTATAGCAATATTAATAGGAATGTATGGAGCAATGGAAAGCTATTGGGGTATTATTCCATTGATAATTTTATGGTTTATCTTAGCTGATTTGATAAATAATAGATTTGATGTATGATATTTAAAGGTCGAAGTAAATAAATCAAAACAAATATGAAATTTAATTTAGGTGAAAGAGTAAAAGTAATCAATGACCATTATCACATATACGATTCTAATCGAGCTTATAATCCAACCATTGTAAACTCAATGGGTTGTATAATTATTTATTATCCCGTTAATGCTCCATTCAAATTATATGGGTGGCATACACAAGGAGAAAATAGATATATGATTCGTTTAGATGATGGTCAAAGTTGTCTTGTAAGAGAACGAGATTTAGAATTAGTTAATCAAACAAATAAAAAAGGAGTTATTATGAAACTAAATTTAATGATGAGGCGGCTATTAAATGCCGATGTTAAAAAGTTAATTAAAGCAGGTCTTATGAATGGCGACCTTCTTTTAACAGAAGAAGGTAAAAATGCTGTTTATGCAATATTAGTTGAGACTTATAAAAAAGAGTTAGTTGAGATTGCAAAAGAAATTATAGATGAAGAAAAAGAAGAAAAATAAAGGTCGAAGTAAAAAAATATATAAAAAATAAAATTATGAAATATTTTTCAGATGAAAATTGGCAAAGTGAAGATGGAGATTTTAAGACTGGGAAATTAATTAAACATATTATTATTGGTTTATTCTCTCTGATTATCTTTTTTGGTGCATGGGGAACAGTTGGTGCTGGACAAAGAGGAATTCTATTGCAATTCGGAGCAGTTAAAGACAAGGTATTTGATGAAGGATTATATTTTAAAATTCCTTTTGTTCATAAAGTGCAGATAATGGATGTTAAGATACAAAAAGCCGAAGTTCCAGTTTCTGCCGCATCTAAAGATTTACAGATAGTTACTTCTGTTATCGCTATTAACTATCATTTAGTTCCAGAATCGGTTAATAAAGTATGGCAGGATGTCGGTAAGTCATATAAAGAAAGAATTATTGATCCATCAATTCAAGAAACAGTTAAAGCGACTACGGCTAAATATACAGCAGAAGAATTAATTACGAAACGAGAAATTGTTAAAGAAGATATTAAAAATAATATTTACGAGAGATTAATAACTCGTCATATTTTTGTAGATGAATTTAACATTGTTGAATTTGATTTTTCTGCAGCATTTAATGAAGCTATTGAAGCCAAAGTAACTGCCGAACAATTAAAACTTAAGGCTGATAGAGATTTAGAAAGAATTGAAGTAGAAGCAGAACAAAGAATTGCTGATGCGAGAGGCAAAGCCGAATCTATTAGAATTGAAGCTATAGCTCTTAGAGAAAATGCACAAGTAGTCGAATTGCGTTGGATCGAGAAATGGAATGGAAATGTTCCTCAATATTGGGGACAAGCTACACCATTTATTGGATTAAGCAAATAGTTAATAAGTTTAGAGGGGGTTTCATCGACCCTCTCTAAACTCACAAGATGAAAAACATAAAACAAAAAGGATTTACTTTGATTGAATTATTAGTAGTCGTAGCAATGATTGGTATTTTGGCAACAATAGCTTTAGCTTCTTTGAATTCAGCTAGAACAAAAGCAAAATGCGCAAGTGGGGATGAAGAAGCATGTTCGGTATTTTCACAAGAAGAAATAGATGAACTGACAAATAAAAAAACCAAACCAAAAGATGAAACTAACTTAGATAGAGCAAAAAGAATTTGCCCTGATGGCATATTAGAATTTACAGGAAATCCAGATGATACTTGGGGATATGATTTTGAGGTAAAATGTAAATAATATTATAATGCATAAAATAAAAAAAATAAAAAATAAGTGGCAAATAATTTTATAAAATCGTTAGCTAAGAAAACGCAACGGTCTTTAGCTGTTGCTTTAGAATGGTATTGACTTTCTTTAATAGACACATTAAAATTATATCAATGAAAGTAATAGAATACAAGTTGTATCCCAACAAAGCCCAATTAAGTAGACTTGAAATCACACTTGAACAAGCTAGGCTTTTGTATAATGAGGCTTTGGAACGAAGAATATCAAGCTGGAAAGAAAAACAAGAAAGTCTTAACTATTATGACCAAGCTAAATACTTCAAGGGTAAATATCCAATATCTGCAATGCTCACCCAATGCGTCTTAAAAAGATTGGACACTACATACCAAAGGTTTTTTAAGAAAAACAGCAACTTCCCAAGATTTAAGTCAAAAGATAGATTTCGTAGTATAGACATAAGACAGTGGGGATTAAATGCTTCTTTAAAAGAAGGAAAGCTAAGGTATGACAAAATGCTAATCAGAACGTCTAATCATAGGGAATTAGAAGGAATACAAAAAACAGGAAGAGTTGTTAAAAGAGCTGATGGTTGGTATCTACAGGTAATTTGTGAAGTAGCCAGTTTACCTTTAAAAAAAGAAATAAAAACAGCTATTGGATTAGATATGGGATTAAAATATTTGGTTGCTGATAGCGAAGGAAATACAACTAAAGCCCCTCAAATATTTAGAAAGACAGAAGCAAAGTTAGCTAAACAACAAAGAATAGTAAGCAGGCGGGTGAAAGGAAGTAGTGGAAGGAAAAAGGCAAAAGAAATTATTGCCAAAACACACCTTAAAATATCAAGACAACGAAAAGATTTTTTGCATAAAGTTTCACATAAGTATGCCCAATATGATTTAGTTGCAGTAGAGAAATTAAATATTAGAGGAATGTTAAGAAATCATCATTTAGCGAAAAGTATTTCTGACGCAAGTTGGAATATACTTCTACAGCTAATACGCTACAAAGCTGGGAACGCTGGTAGCTATTTTGTAGAAGTTAATCCAAGATATACAAGTCAGAAATGCAACGGTTGTGGGGCGATTGTTCAAAAATCGCTTAGTATCAGGACTCATATTTGTCCTGAATGTTCTCTGATAATAGACAGAGACTACAACGCTTCGTTAAACATTTTAAGGTCAGGTATTGACCTTGGTAGAGAGATGGGATTACCCATTTCGTTGAAACCAGAAGCCACTAGGTCTTTAGCCTAGTGGTAGTTCACATTTCACAAAAGCATATGGATATTACCCATATAGAATAATATTTAGATTTGGTATTTTTAATATCAATAAATTTCCGCAACCAGGTGAAGTGTTGCATAAAGGGCTTTATAAGGGATTTATTCTTCAATATCAATTCAGACATCCGTTCACTATATTAAAAGAATATTTAGAAAGAAAAAAATATTAAACAATTATGGCAAAAACAAAAAAAGCACCAATATATTTTGTAAATATCATTAAGGAAGCAGATGATGAGTTTGAGAATGGATTGCACGGTATCGGATTATCATTAAGTTGGGTTAATCAGAATCAGGGCAAATCATTTGATGACATACTTAGTGGATTTGATGAAGCAAAACAAAAAGAAATTAAAGCATGTATAAAATTTAGGTCGGTATCATACGAATATGCATGGACTAAATTTAGATTAAAAAATATTAATAATGAATGGGGAATGGCAGAAACATTGGACTATGTTCCAGATAAAAAGATGATTAAAATGAGTGATGGATTAATGAAAACATTAGAAAAATTTGCCAATAAGATAAAAACTAAATTTAATGGAATAGATATAACATTTGGACCAACAAAAAAATGAAAAAGAAAACATCTAACATAGATAGTTTTGTCAATAAAATTATTAACGGAAATTGTTTAAAATTATTAGCAAAAATACCAGATAATTCAATAGATTTGTGCTTAACTGACCCACCGTATGATATTGATTTTTCAAAATATGAAACATTATCAGATAAAGGTGGAAGAAAATTTCATCATACAGAAAAATTAAAATGGAATACTGTAGATTTGAAATCATTATCAAAAATACTATTTAAAGAATTGGATAGAATTATTAAACACAATGGTTCAATTATAATCTTCGGTCCCCAAGAATGGGGATATTACTACTATAAACCAGCTATTGATAATAACTTTGATTTAAAATGTCAATTAGTGTGGGTTAAAAAAAATCCTATACCACAATTCAGAAAGAAAAATTATCGTTCAACACATGAAAATATTGTATGGTTTGCTAGATATGAAAAAAATAAATGTCCTTTTACATTTAATTTTATTAACCAACAAGAAATGAAAAATGTTTTTACAACACCAATATTACAAGGGGAAGAAAGGTGGGATCATCCAACACAAAAACCATTATCACTAATTGAAAAGCTAATTACAATCCATAGTAATGAAAATGATATTATTTTTGACCCATTCTCTGGAAGTGGGACAACCGCAGTAGCAAGTCAAAATCTTAAACGTAAATTTATTGGGATAGAAATAGATTCAAAATATTTTAAAATGTCAAATGATAGACTCGCACAAAAACCAATGCTATAGAGATATTGACAAATCAATTTTGGTTCTTTATAATAATAGAATAAATAATATGAAATAAAAATGGAAAAAAAAGATATTATTATTGGAGGCGGACAAGTCGGTTATGCATTAAATGAAATTCTTGGCTTTGAATATGATATAGATACATATGATATTAAGAACCATAATATAAATTTTGAAAATAGTTATAGAGTAATGCATGTCTGTTTTCCATATAATGAAAAATTTGTTAAAGAAGTAAAAAAGTATTTTATAAGATTTAATCCAAAAGTTATTATAATTCATAGCACAGTTAAGGTTGGAACTACACAAAAATTGATTGAAGTTTTGAAATGTAAATCTACTATACATTCTCCTGTTCGTGGTCAACATCACCAACTAATTGATTCTATAAAAATATTTACAAAATTTATAGGGATTGATTATCCAAATTATAAAGTTGACGAGATAAGTTTATATGATTTTATACAAGAATATTTCAAAAAAGTATCAATCCATACAGTAATTTATAAAAATAGTCGTATGACTGAATTAGCAAAAATGCTTTGTTTATTCCAATACGGAATGCATAATGTAGTGGCGAATGAAGCAAAAAAAATATGTAAACAATTTAATTTAGAATATGATAAAACCGTATTATTTTGGAACGAGACATACAATCAGGGATATGATATTTTCAGAACAGATTTTCAAGACTATCACAGACCGCTTTTAAATCCTAATATTAAAAATGGTTTCGGTGGGACATGTGTATTCCCTGTAAATAAAATGTTATATGAACAAACAAAGAATCAATTAATAAAAAACATACTAAAGTATGGACAAAAAAAATGATAATGCACCAATGTGCACAAATAATGGTATAACTTTATGCCAAGTTCATTATCTAGGGATAAGAACCAAAGAAGAGCGATTTAGGAAAATGTTTTCCTATCTAGTGAATCAAAAGTAAAATTTTGAAAATAAAATGTAATCAAAAACAATTAAATATCGGTCTCGGTATGGTGAAGAATATTGTTGGAAAAAATATACCAATATTGGGCTGTATATTGCTTTCCGCTAGTAATAATAAGTTACAACTTGCGACTACTAACCTTGAGATATACATGCAACATTCTCTATCTGCTGAAATTGAAAAAGAAGGACAAATAGCAATTCCGACTAAATTATTAAGTGATTTCGTAGAAAAATTACCAGATGGGGATATACACTTAGAACTTAATAAAGATATTCTTGAAATAAAGTGTAAAGGATTTAAATCCAAAATCAATGGATTAGATGCGAAAAATTTCCCAGTTGTACCAGAAGAGCCTACAAGTGAATTTGTAAGTATGAAGAATAATATACTTAAAGATGCATTACAGAAAGTTGTAAATATGGCATCAAAATCAGAAGCAAGACCAGAAATTGGCGGTATCTTTGTTAATTCTAAAGAAGGAATAATCAATTTTGTGGCAACTGATAGTTTTAGATTGAGCGAACAAAGCATTGAATCATCTGTTAATCTTGGCTCATTTATCTTGCCACAGCAATCAACTTACGAACTAATAAAAATATTAAATACGAATGAAGATAAAGAAATAAAAATATTTTTAACTTCAGGTCAAGCATTATTTGACAATGGAAATACTCAATTATTTGCTAGATTAATAGATGGGCAGTATCCAGATTACAAAGGCATTATCCCTAAAGATTTCCAAGCGAATATTGTTGTTGATAGAAATGACTTAATAAATAATATCACAATCGCAAGCCTATTTAGTGAAAAAACAAATGAAATTGAATTAGATATAGATTCAAATCAATCAATAATAAAAGTGAGTTCTGCTAGTTCTGACAAGGGACAAAATGAATCTGAATTAAAAGCAGATATAGACGGCATATCTTCAAAAATATATTTTAACTATCAATATATTTTAGATGGATTAAATAATATATTTAGTGATAAAGTGAATATATCTATTGAGAAAGATTCACTTAAAACAATAATTTCACCTATTGGTGATAAAAGTTATATATATTTAGCGATGCCATTAAAGAAATAAGCAATAATAAAAAGCCTCTAAAAATGAGGCTTTTTATTATTCTTATAACTATCCTCGCAATCCATTGAGAATAGCCATCACAGGGGCTTGTAGTCCCTTCAAAACGGTCTTGAAGACACCATATGTAGCTGTCAAACTTAATACAAAGAAACCTACAAAATCAACAAATCCACTAATTTCTACATTTTCAAATACAAACACATAAAAAGAAACAGATAACAGAGTAACAACAAATGCTGTGATTTGTTTTCTCAAATCTGTTTTTGCCAATGTAGGAATGAGCTTAAATAATTCTACGACAATCGAAGATATTACACCGATTATCGCTACTGGAATAATAATATCCATTTTTTTGTCCTTTCCTAATTTTTATTCGACCTTTTAAAATTTGAATCCTAATAAATAAATCCTATAACATTCCAATCTAATGGCAATATTCGTTTTGTGACAATTCCAAATCCTGTGACATTCTGTTCAATTACAGTGAATGAATCTTCTGTTATTTCTAAAACATAAGCAACATGCCCATATGGATGTTTTACATCTTCAACCATTATAGCATTCTTCCTGGGTATATTCCCAGTCGCAAAATCAGCATCTAGTGCTTTTTCCAACCACGTTTCTGCGTTTCCTGTCCATGGGACATCACGATAATATCTTACTAATCCTGTGCAATAGCCATTTTCAATTTGACCTACTGGTTCTTCTTTTTGAGCAATAATCGCCCCGAGAATACTGTGTTGTGGTAATGGCATTGTTTCCTGTGAAACCTCAAGTTGCATTCTATAAATTTCATTAAATGAATCTACAGAATTTTCAATGTAGTTGCTCGCATTGTCGGAATGTATTGGACAAATTAAGAAAAAAAGAATCAATAAGTATTTGGATAGTTTTGTACGAATAAATAAATCTCCACATCGTAAATTATAGAATTTACGAGATAATATGTCAAGCAAATTTATTGATTATTAATGAGTTTAAATGTTCTAGCGAAATTCACTATTCTGATAAGTTGTTTTCTCTCATCGCTTGCTCCGACTTGTTCTCTAATTTGTTTTTCGGATTTATCAGTAAATGATTGAATTTCTTGTTCTGTAGCTTCTCGACAGAGCAACTCATGATGAATATTAATAATAAGATTTTTCTTTTCTTGTGTCATACTAGTTATATTTGGCTGATCATACAGAAAAGTAATATTGAATAATGGTTGCCCATAATTCTCGAACCACTTGCCTGTACCATCTTCACCAAAGTCATCTCCATATGAATTAATATATTTAATATATCTTAATCCATTATTTGGGTCAATTCCATATCCGCAAAAATAAATACAATGTCTTCCGTATCCCGAAACAAATCCACCGAATTGCCAAATGATTTGTCTGACATCTTCCCAGTTTTGTTCAGTCATAGGAAACAATGTTGGAAGTGCAACATATTTTCTTGATTTATATGTTGATGCGTTTTTTATACTTTCTGGGGTTTGCTTTTTCTCTCTCATAAAATCTTCATCTGGATTTCCTGTATTATATCTTGTTTTTTCGGGATATGAAGGTATAAATGTTTCTTCACAAACGCCCTTATTCACAACTATATCAGCACCTGACCTTATAAATGCCCCACCATCTGGCAACAAATAAATCTGTGAGTAAATATCTTTAGCTGATAAATCTTTTAATAATTGCAAAACTTCTTTATTGGTTGTTTCAAGTTTTGCAAATTCATAAAATTCTTGTCTATTTGGTTTTCTATCATATTCCTTAACAAATGAATTTTCAATCATTTCGATAATATCAATGGCTTCAGCATATTTAGCCCATCCTTGCCCGCAGCAACTAAGGCTAGATCCCTGGTGCTCTCTTTTAAATCTTATTCTGATGGATTTTTCAACATCAAAACCATCCTCAAATGAAGGACAATTTTTATCAGGAACATATGCAATATCACCCAATGTGATATCTCGACTATCTGTGGGGTTTTCGTAACACCCACAATATCCTTTTTGATATTCTTTTGGAACTGGGTTTAACATTTTTTTCTCTCCCATTAAGTTGACTGTAAACTGTTAATCTTTCTTTTATTCTTTTGCTTGTGCCCCCTGGTGCACTTCATTCGAAATGGACTTGTCCATTTCCTTTTTTCCATCAATTAATTCTTTAAGCATTTCTTCTTTGCCTTGCATCTTAACAATTTCATTTGTAAGTTGATTCCGCATATTCTCAATATTTTGTAATTCTTGAATTTTTCTATTAATTAATTCTTTTATTTCTTTTTGTTTTGTTTCTAAATTTTTATTTTGTTCCATATTTTTATTTTTTATATTATTTCTTTCGACCTTTACCAATAGATGCCATAATAATTCTATGCAATTTATAATGTATACCAACTTCCTCCAGCTTTACCTCTGAATTGACCCAATGCTGTATCATAATATATTGTTCCATCTGGGACACTAGCAGGAGCAGAAGCCAATTGAAGAAGACTAAATGGTTTTAAAGTTCTTAAGTTACCAACCCCACCATCTGCTAACATTGGAACTCCACCCCATGCAATACTAGCACCTGTATTTTTAATATCAAAAGAACCAGTATATAAATGAAAATCACCATTGACATTTAGTGCTGCAGTAGTTCCAGCTGGCGAATTAATACTAACCTTGGTTGGTGTAATTGTTAATGCGTTTGAAGTGCTTGAGTGATGGTCGCTAGCCCCAATACTTGTATGAGAAGCATGTGTATGACTTTGAGCGTGGTGTGCGTTTACATTTCCTACATGAGCTACAATGTCTGTGCCATCTACTGTGCCATCTACTACAATATTGCCAGAAAGATAAAGATGTTGCCATTTTGCTGTTGATTTTCCTAAATCTGTAGCAGTGGCTGGATAACAGACTCCCTCTGAAATATATACTATTGTCGAATTTATTCCATCGGCTTTCCATGCTCCTAACTGAAGATAAGGGTCTGCTGCTGGTGGATCAGTAGCTATTATCCAAGCAATTTCAGCTGGAGATGCAAGATTTTCAAACCAATGGATCCCCCTATCAGCTGCAGCAATTTCTATATATTCATCTTCTGAAACATCATAAGCAATCATTTTATGACTCCATCCACTAGAATTTAATTCAATTCTATCTCCAGAAGATGCTGTTTTAAATACTGTACCTATAAAAGTTCCAGCAGTAATAGTGCCAAATGTCCCATATGCTGCCGCAAGTTCTCCTGAAAAATATGCACTTCCTGTTGTAGCATCAATAGAAAAAGTGGTTGCACCAGCAGTTGCTCCAATAATCCCCTTACGATACACAGCAACACCAGATCCACTAGTAATTGCGCCAGTAGATGTATCCCATGCAATATCACCAGCTTTTAATGCCCCAGCATAGTTAGTAGTTCCAAAATCAAAATCTGATAGTATTTTTTTGGTAGCAGTGTTCATTCTGGCATTTATAACATCTTTAATAAGATTACTAGATGAATCAAAACCATTAATTGCTAGCATTCCCCCCACAGCACCACTACTACTTCCACTTAAAGTAGAAAGATTTGTAACTATTTCAACTTCAGAAGATGTATCGGTAGTTGGCTCTAAATCTGTTAAGATTATTTGGTTTTCAGCACTTAAATAGATTTCATAAGCATCTCCATTTGCAACACCATTGGGAACAGATGGTGAAAAAGTAATAGTATCTGTGATAGCGACAAAATCAGTGATAGTTCTGATTAGTCCAGCATTATTACCACTTCTAAATTTAATTTCATAACCATTCCAATGGTCATCAACTTCTGTTCTGACCGCATCAACCAATGTTGTAGTAGAGCCAGAATCGGCAGTTCCTGTAACATTTAAACTTCCAGTGCCTCTGTCATGGGTTTGTCGTAATACAAATTTATGGATTTCATAAGGACAAACTGCATCTGTGGTATCAAAGGGGTCAGAAGAATCAATGTGGACAACACTTGGAGTATTTCTTGTGATAATATGTTTTTCAGCACTTCCGCCAGATGGATTCACCCATAAAACATTGCCCTTATATGCATCACTATTTGAGCTCGTATTAGTTGAACTTACCATAAAGGAATATCCATCTGTCACGCTTCCTGTTCCAGTTTCAACCGCAGCACCACCAGTATCTTTTGTACACCAGCAATTCTTTTCATCAACATATAAATAATATTTATATGCCGTATTCATAACCCCAGTGTTTCCACTAGCAATAACTCTTCGAACATCACTTGGTAGTGTAAATGTTCCAGCTGTCCAATTAACTTGTGTGCTTGCCGTATTAGTCGCTGGGGCGAATGACACATCTTCACTTACCCAATGTTGTACGCCAGAATGGATTCGCGTTCCATCAATTCTGCATAATATATCCCCAAACCATCTAAGTTGTTTATCTACATATTCTCTATCGGTTTCGACTTGAGTTGTTAAATCTGGTCGAGGTGTTGCTAATTCTAAAACTGCCTCATGCTCTCTTAGTATTATTTTCTGAATAATCATTCTATTTGGAAATAATGTAGTATCTTTAATATCTCGGATGTTCACAACCTGCCCAGGTTCAAATGTTAAAATATCGTAATGAGCATCAGAAACAATTACACTTGCCTCAGCTTTGGCATCTTTATTTTCTTTTAATCTAGCATCAGCATATAAAGTAGCCTGTGTGTCTGTTGTGAGTTGTGTGTCAGTTATGCGGTCTGCTACAATATCATAGTTTGTTTGTGAGGTTGAATCTTCTTTTATTAAGCGAACTCTTTCACCCTCCACTCCTTTTTCATTCCAAAAGAAAACCTTATTAACAACTCCTTCAATATTTTTTCTCATTTCCAAACTAATAAGATGTTTATTTAAGAATAATGTATGGTCAGCAGTAGTAGATAATTTTTTTATTTTAAATTTTCCTTCGTCGTTAATCCACCAATACCAGAATGCATTAGCGGTATCATTCTTAGGTAAAAACTTGGCAATTTCTCTGATTGATTCTAAATGTTTTAAATTGAAATATCTATATGGTATTGAACCAATAGTTGATGTATCTTCTACATAATTCGTATCGGGGCTAGCTCCACCAGGGAAATAAGTTGTGGCAGCAATCATCGATGGAGCGTAACTACTATGTAATGTATTAATGCTATCTCTATAATGGTCAACTATTGTTTTAATATGGTTATCTATGTCATTTAAAGAAACTTCATAGGCTAAATCCGAACCAGTTCTAAGATAGTCATTACTAAGTTTTGAAATAGCACCAAGGCAAGTAACACCAGATTGTTCTTGATTTTCTTGTATGATTGGGTCAATGCTAACTATATAACCATAATATACCAATCTAGGAGTATGGCTATATTTGTTTTTAAAATAAATTTTAATCTTTTTATTGAAATCTATATCACTAGATAATTCATCAATTTTTTGAGCGAATATTAAAGTTAATGGCCCAGAGCCACCAAATAATGTTTTTTCAATATTAATTTCACCAGTAATTTCTGTAAGAGTTCTAATATATACATTAGAAGCATTATATAGTTTATAAATAACTTGGTTTGGTGCTGGAGATGGACTTGGGCTTGGAGAAGGGCTTATAGATGGTGATATAGATGAGCTGATACTTGGAGATAATGATGGGCTTAAAGAGGAAGATAAACTTGGAGATAAAGAAGGAGATATTGACACACTGGGTGATACTGATGGAGAAATGCTTGGGGACAAACTTACACTTGGGCTTGTTGATGGACTGATAGATGGTGACAATGAAGAACTTGGAGATACAGACAGTGATATGCTCGGACTTATGCTTGGTGATATTGATGGTGATAAACTGATGGCCATAATTTTTTATATATTATAAATAAGTAGGATTTTCTAAAAATTCTTCTAACTGTTCCTTGTTATTGTTTCTTTTTCCATATATTTTATGAAATTCTACATGTGCTTTTTCTGATAAAGTTATTCCATTGTCGATAGCAAAGCGAAGTTCTGGGTATTGAGCAAAGTTTTGTATGTGATGAGCATTTAATTTACTACCAATAGTTCCATACTTCTAACAAGTAAAACCATCTCTTGCAAATACTGCTTCTCGCCATAATCTATATTCTATACTGTTTCTAATTCTTAAATTTTCAGGAGTAATACAATTTTCCCCCTTCCAATGTGGGCTTTTATTTCCACGAGGCACATTGGCTTTAATATTTGCTTTATGTTCTGCTAAGAATTTTTTACCACTTAATGTTCGACTAACCTTTATTGAAATATTTTTTCTAAAACATGGGTCTTGCCATTTTTTTAACATTGTCTCACTAATTGCTTTTTTATGTTTATCTGATGTTTGAAAACCCTTTCTTGTATTATTAATGTTTCTTTCCCATCTTCCTATATTATTTTTAAAATAACAATCTTGACATAATCCACCACTTTTCTTTTTATTATAAGTTTGTCTTTCTTTGCCACATTTTATACATTTAATAATACGAGGACCACCTTTATAATTTGGATTTTTGAAACCATTATAGTCTCTATTTTGTGCAACTCTTTTCAAAGATTTCAACATCTTCTTGCGAATTTTTGGATTAGCCCATTGCTTTTTTGCTGCATTAACATAATTTATAGTATTTTTTACTTTTTGCCCTAATATCATTGTAGTAAAATGTTATAGAAAATGGGGATTATAAGATATCTTCAAATCATATTGAAATGCACCAGAATCTGTTATGGTCACTAAAAATGAATTTGTATTTGTTATAAATTCTGGGAAAACCCCAGTAAAGTCCACATTTATCCCATCAACCTGAACAGTTTCATTTAAGCAATTAATTACTAAACTTTCGCTAACAGTAAAACTCCTACTAATTTGTATCCAATCACTGCTTGTTGTATTTTCAAATTTGATTGCTGTCATATCTGTTTCCGAATCTATATCGACTGTTAATGTGGGAAATGGACCCATAGAACCAGTCATATTGATAGTGCTTGAATATGTTGCGGTTGTTTTATTAAGATAACTTTGACTACTTGTGGTTGGAGTTGTGCCCCAGGGTTCACATAAAAACTCAATAGTAAATGGAACTTGGCTTATATACCATGCTTCTTCTGGGACATCCATTGATTGAACAGTAGCCTTATAACGAATAGTTCCACTACCATAATCAATATCTAAATTCTTTTCTTGTCCATGTATATTTTCTTTCATGGTGTCAATAGCTATTCTTAAATTTGCTGCCGTATCTGATTTAACCCATCCAGTAATAGTAATAATTTTTCGTGTAAAACGAGTATCTACAACATCAAAACTACCTCTTCTAAGGTTTGGTTTAGTGTCTAAAACTCTTTCGCCTATTTGTCTGTGGGTTATTGTCCTTGTTATGTAGGTAGAATCCTGAAGATCAAATGAATTGTAACTTATGTTATTTATTGCCATATTTTTTTATATTATTAAGCTCCCATTCTTGCCCATTTTGCTTTTTGTCCCATAGCTTGTGATACGGCATCAGCTATTCTTTGAATATCTGCTTTTTCACGTATTATAGGATTCTGAATATTTATAGTAATTGCTGATTGGTTTGATGGAATAATAGTTTCGCCACCATGAACTATCGCTGGTTGTGGAGCACCTACTGGTCCAGGGACAACACCTCCTTCAGCATATTGAGACGGATTATTCCACGCATTTATAATACCACTAGAACCAACTGGTGTAGTCAACCCTTTCCATATAGAGCTCCATCCAAATTCAGTTTCTTGCATCCCTCGGTTCAACTCAGCTTGTCCTTCTCGAATTGATTTCATATATCTTTGATACTGTTCAAGAGTAATTTCTCCTCTTTCATATCTACTCTGAACATCTTTCATCATTTTGCTCCAATCCTTAGATGCATCACTTAAACCATCAATATCATTTTTAAGTCCAGTTATTTGGTCTCTAATTTTTTGAAGTGCATAAAGTGCTCCAGTAACAACAATAGCAATAGCAATTGGAGTAGATATTGTTGTTGATAAACCGATCCATGCGGTTCTTATTGCGGCAAAACTTCGCAATATTTTAACTTGCATTACAACAAATGCTAAATGAATTTTCCCAGTAGCAGTTATTATAGACGTTACAATTCCAGGAACCCATGTAATAAGTAAATATGTTGTTATGCCACCAAATATTGATTTAATACTATCTGGTAATTTATTAAATTCATCTAAAACTCCTTTTGAAAATGCCAGACCAATATTTCTACTTGCCTCATATACTTCTGTCCAATTTGGCATATGGTCAATTAATTTACTCCACGATTCACCTATTAAGCCAACACCATCTATTATATCATTGCCTAAATTTCTAAAAAACTTTTTTATTGTTTCAAATGTATCTCTCCATGTTTCCCATTGACTCAACCAAAAAATATAATCCTTCCATGTCATTTTCATTTTATCAACCGCAACTGATACAGCCATTGCTTCCGTATTCATCAAATCAGCAATAGTTTGTGACATATCTTCTTGTCCACTTTCTTTGTCACTCAAATACCTATTCCAATCTTCATTTTCTCTTTTAATTCGTTTCTTTAAATCTTTTATTTTAATTTGGTCTGCCCATAAACCCTTAGATTGTTCTCTTTTTAATTCTTCATTTAAATCTTCTAATCTTCTTTGATGTTGAATTCTTTGTTCTTCTGTTTGTTTTTTATCTTTACCCGACATTGAATCCGTAACTTCTGTATGAACTTTTCCTATGCTTTTCATTGCATCATTAGCTCCCTGCATTCCCTTCATTACATTTTTAAATCCATTGGCATATCTATCCCATGCCCCAGTAAGTTTTAGAACCGTATAAGTAAGGATAGCAATACCAGCTGTTATCCCCATAGAAATCAAAGCAAATTTTGAAAGTGACATAGTAGCAAGTCCAGATGCTATACTTAATCCAGCAAGCATTGCTTTAATACCAGCAAATCCAGCAGTAAGCATAGGAAGAATTGCTCCAACCGTAGCAAGAATAGCTAAAAGCCCAGTCATCACAGCAGTAGTCATTATAGTCATTCCAACAACACCACTCATATGTTCTACTAAAAATTGTAAAGCTTTAGATAATTTTGATACTAAATCCGCAAAAGGACCTATAATTGGTTTTAATGCATCACCAAGAACTTTTTTAAGATCAAAAACAGCAGCCGAAACTCTTCCAAATGATCCTACTAATAATTGCTGTGCATTTTCTGTCATTCCAGTATATCTTTCAGATTCTTTGATTATAACATTAGCAGCAGAATAAGCTTTTTCTAATTTAGTTAATTGTGAAGCAGTTTTGCCAGTTGCTTTGGATGCATCTTCAATAGCAAGATTAAACAATCCTTGAATAAGTGTTGCATCAGCCAATTGCTCACGATTATATCTCATTCCTTCTGATGTTCTTAATATAGCATCTGCATAACCATATTGAGCTTCTCTTGCTACAACAGCTCTATCCATCAATGCATCTATTGCCCTTTCCGTAGTCTTTATGTCTAATCCGGTTCCCATTATATTTCTTACTATCATTGCTGCTTTATTAAATGGGATTAGTCCACTATCTGTCATTTTTTGAACCAGTTGTTCTGCTTCTCCAAAATCTCTTCCCCATGCATTTGCCTCAGCACTCAATCCAAGCATTGCTTCTTCTGCTTGCATTGCTGCTTGAGTAAAATTGCTTATACCTGTAACCATTACAACAGATGCTGTTCCAACAACCAAACTTAAATATCTAAATCTATTACCAAGGCTTTCTAGCGTCCCCATTGTTGATGACATTCCATGTTGCATTTTTGTATTGGCTTTTGTTGTTTTTTCTCCCAATGCAGTGATGTCTTTTTTAGCTTGCTGAATTGTTTTCTTGCCCTTTACGCCGTATTCAATTGTAATCTTAACATTATTATCTGTTGCCATTATTTTTTACTTATACTTTGTTTTTTTTGTTCCCTATTTTTGAATTGATTTTCTATATTGATAATTTTCAAGAATGTATCAATTTTATCCCATGGTTGAGAATACAATTCGTCAATTGTCCACCCGAACTCTTTACAAATAAAATATTCTATGTATGCGGGTGGTGTATTTTTGCCACTTTGTAGCATTAAAACTACTTTTTTAAGACTTGTTTGCTTTTTTTTTCAGATACTTCAAAAAATTGAGCTATTTTATTTAATAGAATAGTTAAATCTTTTACTGGCAATATATCAAAACTGTCTTCAGTAATTGGCAAACTATCACTTTTTTCATCCACAAAATTCCATTCTTTTATCATTAAACGAAGTGAAACTATTCCACGTTTGAATCCAGATGTTTCTTTTTCTAATTCTTTCATCTGTCCGAATAACAATCCCTTATATAACTTCACTTCACTTCCTGGGAAAGATGGAAGTTCTACTGTTTCTATTTCTCTTGTATCTTTTAGGACTACGTTTGTCATATGTCTTTAACCAAAATAAGCCCATCTACTTATTTAAATAGATAAATAAGCCAATGGACTCAATTTGACTTGTGTTAGACTCGAAGTCTGTTATTAAACTTTTAAACTTAAATGTTTCATTAATATGAAGATTTGGTATTTGTAATAATCACTTCAATTGATTTTACTGCTGTAGCATCATATTCAGCTACAAAACTTGGATTTTCTGTAACAAATCCTGCGATTGAAGTATCTATTGTTCTATCACTGAAATGAACTTTTGGCAATCCAATAAATATTTCCTCAAAATCACCACCTGCAATAGCAGGACCAATCATTTGGACAATCAATGCTCGTTTTGTCAAATTCTGATAATATCCTTGCTGTGTGGCATCTTCGAAGAATAATGTATAATCTCCTTCAACTTCAAATTGCCCCGCTGCAACATGGTCAACATTAGCAGATCCACTTACATAATGTGCTTCTGCATTATTATTTATTCTCAATGAGAATGCTGTCAAATCAGTTGCTGTTGCTGTTCCCGCTACAACTTCTGCTTTCAATGTAGCATAAGTTTCTCCAAGATATAATTTATAATCCTTGAATCCCATTATTGTTTCTTCTGTAATTGATTTTGAAGCAGTTCCTGTTGCAGGCATTTTAGATAGGATTGATGTTGCTAATGTAGCTAACCCATCAGAAACAGAAAATTCTAAAGTATTTACTGTTCCATATGCGAATTCTCTCACCGCTACTCCATCATAATGAACCAATGTAACTGTTTTAGGTGCATTGGTAGTTTTTCTAGTAATAGTATGGATATGAGCAGAACCAGCTCCAGATGTGCTAGTAACAGCACCCAATGCTGGTATAATCAGATAAGGTGCATTCTCAGCATCTACCAAAATTTCAATATCTCCCTCGCCTCTTGTTGGCCCAGATATAGATCCACCAACTCTTTCTCTAATTCCTCTTGCAGCTTCATCTACTAATGGTTCTTGAACACCTCTAAGATTACAAGTTGTAAATGGTAAATATTTAGTTGCAGGAACACCTTGTCCTGGAGTGGATTCAAATCCGATCCCCAAATAATTTTCTCGCCCAGTTTTTACTGACATTTTTTTAATCTCTCCTTTTTTTAATTTTCTAACCGACCTTTTATACTAATTTTTTAATAACATTTGCACACCAATCTGAATTATTATTTATTTCATCCTCGCTTATTCTAAAAACAATATAACCGTTGTTTACTAAGTCTCTAAAAATTCTTTTATCTCTTTTTTTAACATATGGTAATGAATGCCAATAGTTTCCATCTGCATAAACTGCTATATTTGGTTTAATAAAAAAATCAGGAATAGTTCTTAAAAATGAAATAGATTTATATCTTTCAAAATTTATTTTATATTTTGTTAATGATAATCTTAATTTTTTCTCTATCCCAGTTTCTTTGTTTTCACGTTTAGACCATGTTGCCATTTTTAACATTTGATTATCCCTGTATTCTGGATTTTTCCATCTTTTGATACTTGCAAGTTTCATTTTAGTTGTATCTGCAACCTTCCAATGTTTGCCTTTGTTCACACCAATTCTTCCTGTTAAAGTTTGACTAATCCTTTGTCTTTCTATCGGATTTGAAAATCTCAATATATTTGCTTGTCGTATTTTTTCTATTGTTTCTGGTGAATTAATATATCCAAGTCTCTTTTTTCTTTCTATTCTAGCATTACTCATTCTTTTCCTAACTTCTGGTCTTTTTGATGGACTCCTATCGCCAGTTAAATCTGGTCTTTTTCTTCCTTTGTTAGCCTCACTTATTCTTCTTCGAGTTTCTATTGATGGCGGTCCGTTTTTACGACCAGTTAATGTTTTTCTAATTTTTTCTTTCCGTTCTTCTGACACTATTCCGCCTTTATTAGAATGTTCATGCGTTTGATAATATATTTTTAATCCTTTTGATATTTTTTTACGAGTTTTTTCTGATACCATGTCTTATTGACTTTTTTTCTCTCCTTTTTAATTTATTTCGACTTTTTATATTTTCTATTTTCTTTTAAAATCTCTTTAGAAAAAATAGGTTCAATCTTTTCGACTTTTATTTGAACTTCTTTGATATGTGGATTATCTAACAATTTATTCGCAATTTTATCTGGTGCATCTTTAATCTCATTTGCATCAATAGTAAAAACAAAGTCAGAACTATCCCATGTGAGTCTTTTATGATAAGTATTTATTATTTGCATATTAGTATTTTGCTAACATGGATTTTATCCAAGCTAACAATCTTTTATAAAACAAACTTATTTTTTTAGTCTTTTTTCTTTTTGTCATTTTCTTTTTGTTGTTTTTTTAATTGCATTAAAACTTCGGCTAATGGTTCTAGATTAAGTTCTAATGTTGAGAAATGATTACACCCATAACATTTTACGCTCAAAATAAAACTATCTTTTATCAATTTATATTTGAATTGTAATGCATTACATTGAGGACAACGAAACTCTTTATAATTTTTGTCTTTTTGACTTTTATTCATAATTTTATCTGTTTAATATCCTTGTTACTGAAACTCTGATAGATGCCTCGAGGGTTACGTTTTGCTCACGGACGCGGATTCCGTAGTTTATACTCCCAACATTTTCGATAAATAGATTGTCAGCCAATTCTAAATCATTTCTTAAAGCATAAATAATAGTGTTTGGCAATGGCGTTCCATTTGAATCTTTTTCTTCTGCTATTTTTGTTAAGAACTGCATTCCAACCATTTCATTTGGGGCTCTTTTTAATTCCGTTAAAGCATTTATTATTACAAAAATATCTACATCGTGGGTATATTTATCTCGGCTCGTATCTGCTACTTCTATATTTGTGGCAACTGGAGTTATTGCAATGCATGGCAATGAAGATAAATTGACTAGGTTGGGGTCGTCAATAAAGTAAGTTCTAATACGATTCCCAAGTTGAGTTTTCAATCTTGTTTGTAATGTTGTTAAAATATTATACATAGTTCATATAAAGGTCAAATAATTGATTTATACTGTGTGCACCACTGTGCACTTAATCCTTCTTACTTCTTTTTAATAATCCCAACTATCCAATCGAGAAAGGCATCTATTATGAGATGAAGTCTAGTTTTGTCTATTCTTAGCATAACTCTTTGGGGAACTCTTTTAAAACCAAGCTGATGTTCTTGAAAATATGGAACAGGATTATCAATAGTCATTGTATTCTTTTCTATACTACTTCTGAATCCACCTTTCATTGCTCCTGTTCTAACAAGTGGTGGCATATCACCATACCCTTCTCGTTTTTTAATAGCAATAGTTGATTTTTTTAATGGTTTCCATGGAACTTTAAATGTTTCTCCCTGACTCTTAAAGTTTTCCATTATAGCAGCCATCATTATTTTTGATGAATTTTGTAATGGCTCTCTTGGTCTTTCTAAACTGGAAGATATATTGTTTAGCTTCTGGATTAATTGCTTATCACCAGTCACATTTATTTTTATATCAATAGCCATAATGATTAAAACTTGCTTGTAGATAGTGAAATTCGCCCATATTCACCCACCAGAACAATTTTTATACAAAAGTTATACAATACCCTAACTAGTGGGCGAATCGGGGTCAGTGGCTTTAAAAATTTCATCTCCTACGTTAAATAATTCTCCAACATCATTTTTTCCGAGGGAGTAATCATTGCTCCCACTTGCCTCTCCAATCGATGTTCCACCTAATGCATTTCCATCTATATCTCGTAATAATAATTTACCATCTACAATCTTATCTAACATATCTTCGGCTCTTACAATCTTTCTTTCACCAGATTTTCCTATTTCTATATCAGCCTCCATACCATATTCTTTACTTAATAAGAGTCCGCCAGCCAATAATGTAATAATATGTTGAAAAACCTTTGGTTTGGCGCTAAATGGAAGAGAATATGTAGATGCAACAGTAGATTCTGCTTGATTTTCAGCTTCATCTCTGTAGCGAGAAATCAACTCATCTGGAATATAGTAATTATCCTCAAAACCTGCTTCCTGTCTGATTTTATAAATAGAAGTATAATGTTCAGAATCTCTCGCCTTTGTAGCAATCGCATCACTTAAAGATGTAGTATCTAATGTTGTTGAGTTATAATATACCGCCTTATACCAAGATGTAGAAGTTCCATTAGCATCTTCAAACATTGTTCCATCTGGGCTATCAATTGCAATATCTACTGGGCTACCTTCGCTTGACAAATGTTCATAAGTTCCATCTTCTGTCGCACAACGATAAAATTTTCGTTGATTAAATAATATTTGAGTGATTGGTTCCCCTTTAGAATGAGCGAATTTTGTAGCATCTGTTGTAATTGTCACTAAATCAGCAGAAATGGCTGAAATCTTTTTTATTTCAGCAGTGTCATTCCCACGATATCCCAAAACCACATAATCATTCACAGCAAAATGGCTTGCATTTCCACAAGATAATATGGTTTGTCCGATAGCTTCATCTGCTGAGAATTCAGTTAATTCTCCAAAAACTATTTCCTCTGTGGGGGCTTTTAAAATTTCCATTATTTATATTAATAATACTTACATTGATTTATTGGGTCAAATATGTTTAATTCTAAATAAACTAACTTCATTGTCTGGTTAATAAGGTAGTATGGCCATCTCTGGTTAATAAGGTAGTATGGCCATCTCTGGTTAATAAGGTAGTATGGCCATCTCTGGTTAATAAGGTAGTATGGCCACCTATTGAAACAGATGGACTGACACTTGGTGAAATACTTGGACTCAATGATGGGGATATACTTACAGATGGAGAAACAGAAGGACTGAGAGATGGAGACAATGATGGGCTAAGTGATGGTGATAAACTTACTGATGGACTTACGCTTGGCGAGATTGATGGACTTATAGAGAGACTGATGGATGGTGATAACGATGGGCTTATGCTGGGTGATATTGAGGGGCTTAATGATACTGATGGACTTACCGATGGAGATATTGAAGGTGAAATACTTGGAGATAATGATGGGGACAAGCTTGGACTTAAACTGGGTGAAATACTTACACTGGGCGATACTGATGGGCTGATTGAGGGTGATAATGAAGGCGAAATACTTGGGCTTATACTAAGAGAAATAGAGGGACTGATAGATACTGAAGGTGAAACTGAGGGGCTGATTGAAGAACTCAAACTTGGACTAATCGATGGAGAAATACTAGGAGAAATAGATGAACTAATACTGGGTGATATTGAGGGTGAAATACTGACCGATGGTGATACACTTGGTGAGATTGATGGACTAATCGATGGAGATATACTGGGAGATATAGATGGCGATATTGATGGAGAAAGAGATGGACTTATGCTAGGGCTAATACTAATAGAGGGGCTTACAGAAGGACTAATGCTCAGAGAAATCGATGGACTAATGCTTGGGGATATTGATGGTGAAATTGAAACGCTTGGGCTTACTGATGGGCTGATTGAGGGTGATAATGAAGGCGAAATAGAGGGGCTTAATGATGGACTAATAGATGGGCTAATAGATGGGCTAAGAGATGGACTTATTGAAACACTTGGACTTACTGATGGAGAGATTGATGGTGAGATTGAGGGAGAAATAGAGGGGCTTAAACTTAGGGATATTGAAGGAGAGATTGAAACACTAGGACTTACAGATGGTGATATGCTAGGGGATATACTAGGAGAAATAGAAGGACTAATACTTGGGCTTATTGAAGGGCTTAAGGAAGGAGATACAGAAGGTGAGATAGAGACACTTGGACTTACTGACGGGCTAATAGACGGTGAGATACTCGGACTAACTGATGGCGAAACCGATGGGCTAAGAGACGGACTGATTGAAACCGAAGGACTAACTGATGGCGAAATACTGGGCGAGAAAGAAGGGGATATACTCGGACTAATAGAAGGTGAAACACTCGGAGATAAAGATACTGATGGACTCACACTTGGGCTAATGGAAGGTGAAATACTGGGAGAAATAGATGGTGATATGCTCGGACTGATTGACAAAGAAATACTGGGAGATATAGAGGGTGAGATTGATACTGATGGTGAAACACTTGGGGAAATACTGGGGGATATGCTTGGGCTAATAGAAACCGAAGGAGATACAGAAGGACTGATAGAAGAGCTTATGCTTGGTGAAATTGAAGGAGATAACGATTCACTTGGGCTTACACTCGGAGAAATACTTGGACTTAAACTTGGTGACAAGGAAGGACTTAAACTTGGACTTAAAGATTCACTCGGTGAAACACTTGGGGATATACTAGGACTCAATGATTGGGATAACGATGGTGATAATGACGGAGATAACGATTTAGAAGGACTAACAGATGGAGAAATGCTAGGCGATATAGATGGCGACAATGATTCAGATGGTGATACTGACTGACTTATACTGGGAGAAATACTCGGAGAAATACTTGGACTTATTGAAGGACTCAAAGAGGGACTTAAACTTGGAGATATTGAGACGCTCGGACTAACACTCGACGAGATACTTTGCGAAAGCGAAGGAGATAAACTTGGACTTAATGATGGTGACAATGATTGACTTGGACTTGTAGAAAGACTTAAACTTGGTGACAAACTTAGTGATATACTAGGACTTATAGACGGACTTAAACTCGCACTTGGAGATACACTTTGGCTAATAGAAGGGCTTATGCTTGGACTTAAACTAGGTGAAAGTGAGGGTGATAATGACTGACTAGGACTAACTGAAGGGCTTATGCTTGGGCTTATGCTTGGGCTGATGCTTTGACTGATTGACGGACTAATACTTGTGCTTGGACTAACAGAAGTCGAGATACTTGGCGAAATACTTGGACTTATGCTTGGAGATAACGATGGACTTATTGACTGACTTGGCGATACTGAAGGAGAAATACTTGGACTAATTGACTGACTTATCGAAGGACTTAAACTTGGGGATATAGATTGACTAGGACTGACTGATGGACTAATTGAAGGGCTAATACTTGGACTAATACTAGGGCTTATTGAAGGCGAAATTGATTGGCTTGGACTTACTGATGGGCTGATACTTGGCGACAGTGACTGACTAAGCGATGGTGACAAAGAAGGACTTAAAGATTGGCTAGGTGAAACTGATGGTGATATACTTTGCGAAATAGACGGTGACAATGATGGAGACAAAGAAGGACTTAAACTTGGAGAAATGCTAGGGCTAATACTGGCACTTGGCGACACCGACGGACTTATGGAGGGTGATAAGGAAGCCGATAAAGATGGCGAAATACTTGGCGAGATTGATTGACTTGGACTTACTGATGGACTGATTGATGGACTTATGCTTTGGCTAAGTGATTGACTTAAACTTGGAGAAATACTTGGCGATAACGAAGGCGAAAGAGATGGACTTAATGAAGCAGATGGACTTACAGATGGAGAAATACTCGGACTTAATGAAGGTGATAAACTTTGAGACAATGACGGAGATAAACTTTGACTAATTGAAGGGCTAATTGATGGACTCAAAGACGCTGAAGGTGATACAGATGGTGAGATTGACTGAGAAATACTTTGACTAATTGATGGACTAATTGATGGACTTAAACTAGCACTAGGACTAACTGATGGCGAAATACTAGGACTGATTGATTGACTAATACTTGGACTTAAACTAGGTGACAATGAAGCTGACGGAGATACAGATGGACTTATCGAAGGACTTATCGATTGAGATAAACTTAGTGATAAGCTTGGCGACAATGACTGACTAGGACTAACTGACGGAGAGATACTAGGACTTAAACTAGGCGAAATACTTGGAGATATACTTGGCGAAATTGATTGGCTTGGACTTTGCGAAGGACTTATTGAGGGACTAATCGAAGGCGATAAACTTGGACTAATACTTGGCGATATACTTTGGCTAGGAGAAACTGACGGTGAAATACTTGGAGATAAACTAGGACTAATACTGGGACTTATCGAAGGTGAAAGCGATTGGCTAGGTGAAACAGATGGACTTATAGATAGCGATATAGACGGACTTAGTGAGGGAGATAAACTAGGTGAAAGTGATTGCGATGGACTCACAGATGGGCTGATACTAGGACTAATAGATGAACTTAAACTTGGACTAATAGATTCTGAAATGGACGGACTAAGTGAAGGAGAAATACTGGAACTTGGACTTACGGACGGACTTATTGATGGACTAATACTTTGACTAATTGAAGGGCTTAATGATGGACTTAATGAGGCACTAGGAGAAACAGATGGACTTATAGAAGGACTTACACTCTCTGAAAGAGATGGTGACAATGAAGGACTTAACGATGGGCTTAGAGAAGGCGATAAACTTTGTGATGGTGAGACAGACGGAGAGATTGATGGACTTAAACTTTGACTAATACTAGGACTTAGAGACGGACTTAAAGACTGACTTGGGCTTACAGATTGACTTATTGAGGGACTTATTGACGGACTTAGGGAAGAAGACAAAGAAGGCGAGAGTGATGGACTCAATGAAGGCGACAATGATACTGAAGGACTAACAGATGGAGAAATAGAGGGAGATAAACTTTCCGATAAAGATGGACTTAAACTAGGACTTAATGATTGACTTGGACTTACAGATGGACTAATTGAAGGTGAAATACTTTGAGAAATACTAGGACTTATACTAGGACTTAAACTTGGCGAGATAGATGGACTTATTGATTGACTTGGCGAAACTGAAGAACTAATACTAGGACTAATACTTTGGCTAATACTAGGCGAAATAGATTGAGAGATACTAGGAGACAGGGACGGAGAAATCGATACACTAGGGCTAACTGATGGACTGATACTTGGGCTTAATGATGGGCTTAGAGATGGGCTAATAGACGGACTAATAGAAGGGTCTGTATATGTTATTGCAAGATAAGGTATTGCATTAAAAGTACTCTCAAGACTTTCATAATTTCCATTGGTTTGTGAATTATTAGTTGAATGAATTTTTATACCATAATTTGTTGAGACACCATCTTTCCAATCTTTGTATAATTGTGTAATATCAACTTCTTTCCATCCAGATGAATTCAATGGTGGAAGACTTCCTCTATTAGTCGCATCTTCTGTTGGTAAATTTGTTCTAGTTAATGTAGCACCGGCCCAATCACTAGTAACTCTACGAACTTGTGCAAGTGGATCACTATTAGATGGTCCATTAACATAAATTCTTAAAACAACACTAGAAACATATACAGAAGCAGGTCCACTAGTAATATCAAACTTTAGATAACTATGATACCAATCAGCCCATCCACCAAAGTTATTGATGGGGTCAGTATTATTGGGACCAGGTAAATAAGTAGTTCCATAATAAGTATCATCATTTGTTAGAATAATATCAAATCCTGGTGAAGGACTTACAGAAGGCGAAATGCTTGTTGAAGGGCTTAAAGATGAAGACGGTGATACAGAAGGACTGATGCTTGGAGAAAGCGAAACAGACGGAGAAACCGAAGGGGAAATAGAAGGGCTAATACTTGGACTTAAACTTGGAGACAAAGACGGTGAAAGTGATACACTCGGAGAAACTGAAGGACTAATAGATAAACTTATAGATGGAGAAATACTTAAAGAAATACTTGGTGAGATAGATGGACTGATACTCGGTGAGATAGAAGCACTTGGACTTACACTTGGGCTAATAGATGGTGAAATAGAAGGACTAATACTTGGAGATACAGATAGTGAAATGCTTGGTGATATAGAGGGCACTATTCCTGCTTCCCAAGCCAGTCCTCTCATTCCATTAGCACCAAAGTTAAAACTATCAAGGACAGTTGAAGAAAAACCAGAAAATTTCCAAACATATTCACTTCCTCCCCACCCACCTTGGCTACTCATTAAATTATTATCACCCCAAGCTAAACCAGAACACGCCAGTGATTTTGTAAAACTATCAGTAATAGTAGATGTTAATCCTGAATGTTTACGGTGAGAGGATGGATCAGCTCCAGTGACGGAATAAAGATTAGAACCATCATAACAAATACCTCTCGCATTAAAGGCAAAACTATCAAGAACTGTAGTAGAAAATCCAGAACGCTTCTTTATACCAAGGGTTTCATTTGAAGTCCAAAGATTTCCACTAATCCAAGCAAGTCCTCTTGCATCAACAGAAGAAATAGAATCAAGAATTGTAGAACTAAATCCTGAATGTTTTGTTATTTTATCTGTAGCAGCTCCACTATTTAAAAGAAATCCAGCAGGATCCCAACCAAGACCAGACACGTCCGAATCTGGTGCTACAAAACTATCAAGGCAAGTAGTGCTAAACCCAGAGAATTTAAAACATTTATCAACATCAGATGTATTAGCGTATAAATAATTAGCCATTTTTACTTAAAAGTTTAGCTACATTTAATAGGTCTATCCTTACCCAATGAGAACAAACATATTCCCAATGTGCCCAAACCTTAAATCTGTTATTTTTTGCTTTTTGACAAAAATAGAAATCTAAACCTAATTCTTGAATTCCATCTTCCGACCATTTTCTTTCAAATGGTGCTTTTACTTTTTCTAAAACCCTACGAGCTATTAACATACATCCACTTCCAATAGCATCGACCTCTTTTAATCCACCTCTTTTTTCTATTGGAACTTGTTTATATCCATCTTCTACTCTATCCATAACAACCCAATACATATCATCTTCATGCCATTGAGGACATACACCACCTATTACATCTTTATCTAATTCTACTAAATCCAAAATGTTTTTTGTAGGGATAATATCGCTATCTATCATTAAGAGATAATCATAATCGGTTTCCAAAAATTCTTTAACTATCAAATTACGATTATTATCTATTGTTTTTCTTGCTGGTGTTCTTGTTTTAGTTTCATATCTTGGGTCATCTTCTAACATTCTCATATAATAATGCAATGACGGGTGTATATTCCATTCATTAGGTATAGCTACATAAACTTTTTTCTTATTTTGTAAATTTTGAATCATACCCTTATTGTTATATTTAGTATTCAAATATTCTATATTTTTTTTCGCTATCTGTTCCATATTTGGGATAGTTTTAATAGTGGTTCTGTGATGATGGGTTACTATAATAGATGTATTTAAACACAATTTATATCCTTCTTTCTTTATTCTAGTACAATAATCATTATCATCTCCCATCCCAATTTCTATATTTTCATCCAATAAACCAATTTTATTTATAACTTCTCTTTTTATTAAACAACAAAAGAAAGCTAAATATTCTCCTGTCCATTTTTCTTTATAATGACCAAAATACTGTTCTTGATCAATAGCAGATGAAAGAGGTCCAACCGCTCCAACTTCAGTATTTTCAGCACTTTCTTTTAACATATCCAACCATCCTTCAGAAACTTCAGTATCATTATTCAAAAGAACTACATCATTTTTAGATACTTTTAATCCTTGATTAGTTGCAACAACAAAACCTTGATTAGTATCACTATCTATTATTATAATTTCTGGAAGTCTGTTTAGTTCTTCAAGATATTTACTAGTTCCATCCGTCGAACCATTGTTAATAATGATTAGATTATAATTTTTAGTATTTTTTTGAACACTTTTAATACATTTTTGAGTATATTCAAGCTGGTTAAAAACTGGAATTATTATATCTATTGTTTTATTCATAATTTTAGTAGCTTCAATGATAATATCTCTTCCTTCTTTTTCTGTTTCTATTGAATTAATTTCTAATTCTGGAAATCCTTCAAGATATTTTTCAATAATTTGTTTATTAAATCCCCACCCATGTTGATTATTTTCATAACCTTGTCCTCCGTAAATAAAACGCAATGCTATATCAAGATTTCCTTTCTTCAATTCAGACATAGCATAATCTAAATCGGGCAACATTAATACTAATTTTCCTCCTGGTTTCAGAATCCGAATCCATTCTTTTAATACTGGTATTATTTCATTTTTATTAAAATGTTCTAATAAATTTGAAGAATAAACTAAATCATAACTTTCATCATCTTTGGGTATTTTTCTAGCATCAGCAATAATGGTAGGATTAACATCTTTATGAAGGTCTAAATAATCAAATTGATAACCACCAATAACTTTTTTATCTTGACCACAGCCAATATCAATCGCTTTTAAATTACTCATTTTATTATATCTTTGGGTAAATATTTTTTAATATCAAAGGGTTTTGTTTTGTTTATACCTATTTCTTCATTATCTGGATCAATTGCATTTTTTTCTTTTTGTGTTAAGACTTCTCCTTTAATTGCTTTAGCACAAATTTTAATAACTTTTTCTTGGTCGGTAATTTGTTCTACTTGTGGGCTAGAAAATTTCTTACCAAATTCATCGGCCTCTATTTCATTAATTTCCCAACATTGTCCAGTTGCTATAGCTTTATCAACTAAAGTATTATCATAAACAACAGCTAGTTTAGTGACATAAGTCCCTTTTTCATCTTGTCCCTTTTCTGTCTCATCGCTTTCTACAAGCCATTGTGTTTTAGTATCGGTTAAACCAATAGGATAACCTCCACTATAAGAAGTACCACCTTCTGTTTTTGTATAATAAATTTTTGCTTTAATTATTTTGCTCATTATTCTATCCACTTTTTATAGACAGCATCTACGTCATCTATAAGATGCTCATAGGTACGTCTATCAAGTGTTTTTTTACTATTTAAACTATATAAATTATATTTTTCAATAGCTTCTTTTAATGATTGGATTGTGTAATGTTTTATTCTTAAATCAGATTTAATAACTTGTCCAGTTAATCCCTTAATCATTCCTGAATGCCCCGAATATTGTATTGAATCATCCCAATAAATTTTAGATTGATTTCTAAATAACCTAACTTGACCATTTTCGGAGAATTGTTTCCAATTTCTATCAATGCGATAATATTTTTTTGAATTAACAAATGGGAATATCCTAAAACAAAAACCAGATACTTTGTTATTTAATAATTTAATTAACTCCGTTTTAGCTTTTTCTTCAAAAACTTCATCGGCATCCATCCATAAAATCCATTCTGGATTTAATTTTTTAACCATTTCTAATGCTAATTTTTTATCTTTTCCATCATGTAATCCTTCTGTCTTTTCAATGGTAACATTCTTATATTCTTTTAATATTTCTAATGTCTTATCTGTCGAACCATTATCAACAATACAAAAATGATTAACAAAAAGGAGATTGTCTAAACATCTTCTAATATTCTTTTCCTCATTTTTAACTCTTAATTGGCAAACTAGTTTCATAATTTTTAATTCTTATATAGCCCATTAAGTACGGAAAAAAGAGAAAGGGGTTCTACAAAACTCTTCTATCCGCAGTAAATAAATTTACTAAAGCGAATAGACTTTGTCCATTTCATAACTTAATTATTTATATAATAAATTATTAAATAAAAAATCACGTTCAATTTGAAATAAACAGAAGTTTATTTCGCAATTTATCATAATAATAAACAATAAGAACGTGAATCCGTTTCAAAAAAGTTGTCTACTAATTGCTATTTTGACTTAATTTTATTATACAATCTTAAACTATTGGGTCAAATATTAAAAAACCCACTAGGATAATAGTGGGCTTTTATGTGCACCAATGTGCATTATATTGAATTTTTGTTGACTTGTCTTTTTGTTTTTGGTATACTTGTGTTATGAACATCAATAATCTTCTTGTCATAAACAATGTCGCTCCTGAATCTATTAATCGAATCTTCCGTAAGATTAGAATTGACCAAAAAACTGGTTGTTGGAATTGGAATGGTTCTCTTAATAATGGATATGGTGAAATTCGGATTAATAAAAAAATTTATAAAGTTCATCGTTTTATGTATGCTTGGCTTGTCGCTTCTATTCCAAAAGGTAAGGGAAAAAATATTCCTGTACTTGATCACATTTGTAACAATAGACAATGCTGTAATCCATCTCACCTTAGACTTGTTTCTGATACCGAAAATATCCTTAGAGGAGATGGAATAACCGCACGAAAAGCACGACAAACTCATTGTAAGAATGGACACTTATTACCTCCTGTTATCAATGGACATAGACGTTGTATGATTTGCCATCGTGCTTGGAATCGTAGAAATTATGCCAAAAATCCTATGAAATTTATACTAAAGGTTAGAGAGAGACGACTCCGACTCAAGTAATTTATTTAAATCCTCCTCACTCCATCCAGGAATTGGCCAAAACCTTTTTATAAGCCATGAAAGTGGCTTTTTTTGTTTAGGTAATTTACCTAACCAAATTTGTTTTCTTACATTTGCCTTTGTTCTTTGAACATCTCTACCACTTTGAGGATAAGGAAAGCTAAAATTACCGCCTTGCGTCCTAAACATATGGGCGTACCAAGTTTTATGATTGACCATTACTTTTCCGCCAGATAACCAAGTCTTAACAGCTACTTCGATCCCTTGATTTCCCCAACTACCAAATTCTTCATCACAAATATTTAATTCCCAATACTTATCTCTTGTACACACAAAACAAGAACCTTGTAAACTCATTGTTTCTGTAAATCCTGTTTTCTTATCTGTTAAATATGGTTCTCTATGTTTATAATCCTCAAAATACTGAAAATGTGGCTCACTATCAAAACTATAAGAGGTGCTATTCACATGTGCTCTTGGTTTCCAAATCATCTTTCTCCTAATCTTTGTGCTACCACATCTCTCACATTTTTCTGGTGTTGGTCCTTGATACTTTTTCCAATTACAATCTCGGCAATTCCAGCTAAAGGCGTGAAGGTTTTTCATCACAGGAACCATCGTCCAATCATCTTTCATTTCTTCAATCATCTTTCTATCAAATCCTTTATCAAATGAGCAATGAGCATCACATTTCATGACAAATTTAGATTCAGAAAGATTAACTCCCAAATTTGTGGCCGCTCGTTGCCCCACCGCCTCAGGAACATAAATTACATTCACTCTCTCATGCTGTGGAATACCAGGATCAGTCCACGCTCCATCCAATACTGCGATTATTTCTGTATCTGCTTCTATATTTTCTAAAACATCTTGTATAGTGCGAGCCAAGAACATTTCCGACCTTGCTGGTATAACGATACTAAGTTCGTGTTTATTTTTATTCATATATTTGAAAATATTCTGTCCAATACTCCCTTTCTCTATTTATTTTTACATTACACTTAAGACAAAGGGTATTCAAATTATTTTCTTTACAATTACTTTTATCAAAATCTATATGATTTACACATAGTACTCTATTTAATTCTTCTAATTCTTCTCTTTCTGTTTTACCGCATAAACAACAAATGAAATTATCTCTTGTCCTAATCTTTAATTTTAGTTCAGAATTAAATTCTTTTGGATATGGATTATTAGAAAGACCATCTCGCCAATTTGGATTATTTTTTCCGCTCTTTGCTTTACTCATTTTTTCTCTGACTTCTAGACGATTTACTGCTATTTTTATCGATTTTTTCTGTTTTGCCTTAGTTATTTTAGATGCTTTTTTACCTAATCTAAATTGTCTTATTTTCTCTCTGACTTCTGGTCTTTTTGATGGATTATCTTCACCCATACATTTACCCTTGCGATTTCGTCTAATTTTCTCTTTAGCTTTTTTAGATTGTTTTTTACCCAACATCGCTTTATAACCTCTATGACCTTTTATAAACCAGCTTTTATTTATTCCATTTTTTGGTATTCCAGTTGGCATGTTATTTTATATTAAATAATTTTCGTAAATTCCATCCTGGTATTTCGCTAATATCAACCTCTCTAAAATTTGTTGGCTTATGCTTAAAACTTTCTAATGTTATCTTCGGAGCTGAAAATGTTCCTCTATGACGAATATCTACATTTGGATATTCTGACTTTCTTTTTATATGATCTTCATCACTAACTCCTCCATTTCTTCGTTTCTTTGTGCCGGGTTCATAACCAAACTTTCTTGCCCATCTCGGTTCACGACTTCGTATCTTATCTAATCCCCATTTTTCTATAAGTTCTAATCTATGTTTATAATGTTTAATTGCTAATTCACGATTGCAACATAAACTTGATAGAGAAGTCAATTCATCATATGAAATTGCTTTATCATATCCATACCACCATCTCCAGTTATTTACATTATAGTAATAAATATCATCTCTTTCTGGAGTAAAATCAAAATGTGAAGATCCATATAGCAAATCATGTTCTAAAAAGAAAACATAATCAGCTGTACTAGCTTCAAGTGCCATTAAAATCTGTTCAGCCATTGTTGGATAACTTCTTAATCTATCTTTTAAAACAATATTTTTGCCAAAATTCATTGGCTTAAGTGTAACAGAAACTATTTTATTTTCATCAAAAACTTTTCTAATTTGTTCTTGACAAATATTTAATATTTTTTTATCAAGACGATTATCAGAATAGTATATTGCTCCAATAGTTTTATTCATAATTTCATATATTTATTCCTTTATCCATAACCATGAAAAATATTTATCAGGATCACCGTGTTTTGCTGTTTCTATTCCTCCATATAAATAAAAATTATCTATCTCAAACATTTTAACATAAGCATCAACAACAGATTTCACATGACAAACTACATTACTTGAAGTAGGTAGAGTATTAAAATAATCATGTCCAGAAACTACTCCACCAATTCTTACTTTTTTTGACCATTCATAAATATCAGAGGCAGTATGTCTAAAATTGTGATCGCCATCTATGTATACGAAATCTAAACTACTATTTTTAAAATCTTCCAGTGCATCCATTGAAGTTTTTCTAATAATAGAACAATTTTCAAATGGAATTAGAATTTTCTTAGCATCCTCATAATAACTATCTTGAACATATTGGACTTTTTGAGTCCGACCTTGTCCGGAGAATCCCATCCAAGGGTCTATGGTATATATTTTTAATCCTGCCTTACAGAACTCTTTTGTAAATTCACCTTTGTGAGTTCCTATCTCTACTCCTACTCTATATCCTATTTCCTTAAATAATATAGGCAGATCATTTCTTGATTTTAATTCTTCAATTTTCATATTTTTGATGGACTTAATGATGCTTTTGGTAATAATTCTGATAAATCTTTAAAATTACTTAACACTGTTGTTCGTGGATATATCTTCGAATCCCAACGATACTTAAAAAATGGGAAATACTCAGCGTATTTATAATACCAATCATTCTTATCATCCGTATCATGAACTACAACATAGTCAGCGTTATTTGCAACTCGCTTCATTTCTTCTCTTCTTCTTGGTCCAGGATTGTGGTCTATAAAAACTACTCCCCAATGTTCTGAAATATCTATCTTATCCCATTCATTATTTTCAACTAAAATTCTTTGATGATAACTGTAATCATTGTTTGATTCTCTCTTATCTTCATAATTCCAGGTGTTAAAAAATTCTTTTTTATTCTCATACGAAACCAATTTTCTTTTTGTGTCATAACAAGCCCAATGAAGATATGGAGTTGAAAATAATCCTGTTCCTAACTCTAAAATTGGACCATCTGATAAACTTAATACTTTCATAAGAATAGGTAAATGAGAACCTCCTCCTATGTGACTATGTGCTTTTATTGTGCTATATTTGCTCATTGTAAATATTTATTATGAATTAAATAGTGTGATAGAGTAACTCCCCTTGTTTTCTCGCTTTAATAGCGTCTTTTATGTTAATAAAATGACCCAAAGATATATTTTTATTATTAATTTTTATTTGTGACAACCATTTTTTATCTTTTTTAATCCACGACACTCCTTTATATCCTGATGTATTATGCTTCCACATTCCTGTATTCATTTTGTTCTGACTTCTTGTAACAGCCCTTAAATTTTTTCTTCTATTATCTAAAGTATTTCTATTTATATGGTCAGTTTGTAAATTGTCTGAAGTATTATTTATAATCCTATGCATATAAATTCTTCCGTCTTTTTCATCTCTCATTGCATAACCGTGACTAAAATACCATTTTTTACTATTTAATAAAATAAAATCTCTATCATCTACTAATACGAATTTTCCTTGTGAAAGTAATATCTTTTTCATATATTATTAAAATATTTTTTATGGATTGTTTCTGCTTTACCCCAGTATTCTAATTTTGTTACTGGAGATATGCTCCTGTCTAAACTTGTCTTCGTACCTATTCCATCTCCTGTTAAAAAAGTAATCACAGGACTGCCCTCCCATCTGTCTTCTTTATCAAATATCTTATAAATTACTTTTTTAGGGTCTTCTGATTGGCTTAAAGCGTTTTCTAATCGCTCTATCCAATACTTTCTACAACACATTTGAGCACCTTCCATTCTTGGTTTTTTCCAAAACTTATTTCTATTCTTCCAGTAAGCCCAAACAGGACTATAACGATAAACAATATTTTTCTCTGGCGGTATAAAGGTAAAATATTCTGGTGGATATAAACAATCTGATTCAGCAGCAATACAAAACTCTGTCTTAGCTTCCTTCAATCCTATTAACAGTTGTTTCCACTCATTAAGGTATGACTGACCAATATCTCCAACACATATATTGTGTCCAAAATCTATAGGTTTTTGAGAGACACTAATAATTGGTAAATCTCCACAGTGTTTTAAAATGTTCTCTTGAATTCTTTTTTCAAAAGATTCTTTTTCACGATTTGAAGTATAATATATACAAGTTACTAGATCTTTATTTTTCATATATACTATTTTCTATAATGAAAATATCCATCATAAAACTCTTTTTTTTTATATTTTTGTATACTCATTTCATATAAACATTCATCATCCTCAGAATGGTCTCCATTTTCTCTTCCACAATATAAACACTGTTTGCCAGATTTTATTTTCTGTAAATTTTCCTTCATTTTTTCTAATGATAATTTATTTAATTTATGTTTTTCCATTTTATTATATCTTGATTTTATTTTTTTTCAAATAATCATAATTATATTTTCCATTTAGGTCTAATTTCTTTTTTATAATAATTACCCCATACACCAAGAGAATACTTCCAACTAGCTTCTCTATTTGAAGGATTTTCTGGACTGCCTTCCTGATGAGTTCGAGAAAATGATCTATGTTTATGCGCAAACCATGTATTCTTGTTTAACATCAACTTCCCACCTGCCTGCCATGTTTTCATTGTAACTTCTACTGAATCTTGGTATGTTGGACCATATCCCTCAGTCTGCAACTCCCCTCCACAAACCTCGTCAAACCACTTACGTGGTATTATCCACATACTTCCTTGCATAGCAGTAGTTTCATCAACCATAATATCTTTTCGTTCCTTATCTCGACTTCTCCAACGTTGACCAGCAAACTTTTTAACACCATTTCCACAATCTTGAATTACAAGTTTTTCATAATCTATATAAGGTATGTCCATTAATTCCCATTTTACAGGATCTAAGAAATAACGTCTGGCTGTCATAATCTGATTAGGTTCACACGATTCGGTTAAAATTCTATCATACCCTTTCCCAAATGCACAATGCTCATCTAGCCTCATGAAAAACTCTCCATTTGAAACATCTATTCCTGCATTGATAGCACCTCTCATCCCTCTATTTTGACCAAGATGTACTATTTTTACTCTACTATCATTTATTAACTCAAAATCAGGCCAGTAACCATCTAAAACCTGAATGATTTCCAATTGGTCACCCAATTCTGAATTCTCTAAAAGTGAACCAATTGTTTTCTGTGAAAGTGGGTCCTTATATGATGGGATAACTACACTTAATTTTATATTCATAATATTTTATCCGATTGTGTTATTAATGTCTATCCTGTGCTCACACATCACGCGTAGTGATGTTTTTATACAAAACTGATACAATATATATACTTAATACTAAAATGGTCTCTAGGACTCACATATTCTTGAATCTTTTAGGATACTTATGATGATTAGGAGAGACTTTTCACCACAAATAGCTAAAAGTAAATATGTTAGGTCTTTAATTGACTTTCTTTGATGAGATACTTAATTCTTTTTTTTCGGCTAATGTTAATTGTTTTACATCTAATTCTTCAACACAAATATTATCATTGTCTTTTGCCCAGTTAGGAACCTTGGTATACATTTTAGATGTACCATGTTCTATATTGGGATCTGGTGAAAAATTTGATGGTGATGTAATCCTATATACTGTTTTTGTAGTTTTTATAGTTTTTACAGTTTTTGTTTTCATAATGGTTTTTAATTTTTTATTTTTTCTTGAACGACCTTTGATGTCTTTAATTGACTTTTTTTATGTTTTTCTATTATAGCAATTATTCTATTAGATGTTCGCCCATCCCCAAAAGGATTTTCGCCGAACACAATATTCTTAGAAATAAACTTTTTAATATTTTTTAGGATATTATCCTTTTTTAAATCTTTTACTAAAATGCCATAACCTTTCTCTATTAATTCCTGCCTTTCTGTTTCTTTTCTTAAAATAATTACTTTCTTTTTAAATGAGGGGCATTCCTCTAAAACGCCTCCACTGTCACTTATAACATATTCACAAAATTTCAGATGCCATAGAAAATCTTTATAACTCATTGGGCTAACTGTTTCTAATCCAATCTTCATTATCATGTCTTGAACATTTGGATTTGGATGAGCGGGCAATACTACTTTAATTGTTTTTGAAAGTTCTTTTAATGCTAAAAATATTTGCTCCATATCATCTCCAAAACTTTCTCTACGATGAATTGTTGCTAAAACATATTTTTCTTCGATGGGTCGTTTTTTTGGCAATATTTTTTGAATCATTTTCAGTGCATCAACAACTGTGTTACCTACCAAATATGCTCTACCTTGCAAATTTTCATTTTTTAAATTATCAATGGCTTGCTTGGTTGGGGCGAACATAATATCAGCCATTCTGTCTATTTGGGTTCTAAACATCTCTTCGGGAAATGGATTATTTTTGTATGTTCGCAATCCAGCCTCAATATGAACTAATGGAATTTTATTAACAAAAGCGACAAATGCTCCAGCGAGCGCTGATGATGTATCGCCCTGAACCCAAATCCTATCAAAATTATTTTCTTTAATAATTCTATCCAATTCAATAATACACATTGAAAAGAATCCTGTCAAACTTTGATTCTCTGTCATTAAATCAAAATTTACATCTGGTTCAATTTCGAAACATTCAAATGCCTCATTAGATAATTCTTTATGTTGTCCTGTGTGAATAACAAATGGATTCATTTTTAGAATCAGAGGAGCGGATTTGATAATATCGGGTCTTGTTCCAACGATAAAACAATCTTTGTTGTTTTTTTCTCTCATAACATTTCCTTTTTCAATCCCCTTTGGTCCATCTTTTATATGAGCATTTTTATTTGCCATATTATTTATTTGTGTTCTATAATCTTTATCATCGGCTGGGTCTAATTTATTAATATTCAATTCTTCAACACAAATATTCCCATTATTTTTAGCCCATTCTGGAATATCAAAGTATATTTTAGATGTTCCATTCTCTATATGTGGATCTGGTGAAAAATTTGATGGTGATGTTATCCTATATACAGTTTCAATAATAATCATATCAGGCTTATTGTTAATATCATCAATACGATCCATTTCTATCGAATAATTTTTATATTTTGAAACAGATTTATTATCATCAATCATATCTAGTAAGCCTATTTCAACACCATCATAAAAAGCTGATATAATATTCGGTGCAGAATATTGGAATTGTGTCCATCCATGTAATAATTTATTATTAGAATATTGACTAATTTTTTCTTTAATTTTTTGTCGTTTAATAACAATGGCACTTCCACCGACATATTTACTAAAATAAATTTTACTATTTTCAAATTCAATTGATTTTAAATCTTTCATCCATTCTTCAAAATTATTATAACTTTCATGCCTGATAGGATGTTTTGCTTGAACAATATCTATATTATTTAAACGCACAACCATTAACAACTCTTTCAACCAATTTTTAGAAACAATCGTATCGTTATCTACCTTTGCAACATAGGCATCATTGCATGTTAAATTAAAAAATTGGTCCATACTTGCGGCTACTCCTTTATTCTTATGATTAAATATAACCTTAATCTTTGGATTTTTAATAGTTTTTAACCATTTTTTTGTTGCTTTATTTGACTTATTATCAATGATATAAATCTTAAACTTACCTTCGGTTTTTAATAATGATTTTAACGCTATTTTCGTGTAAGCAAGACGGTTATAAACTAAGAACAAGATAGGAATAGTCTTATTATATTTAGAATATTTCTTATATAATTTCATTTTGTTCTTGTGTATATATTCACCACCCCCACCTATCTCATTTGCTGTTTTACTAACAAAATGATGAATACGGCTAGAAAATATTTCCATTAATTCAAATCCATTTTCCCATAGACGATACAAATAATCAGTATCTTCATAATAAGCCATTTTAAATCTTTCATCAAAATATCCAACTTTTTTAAAAATATATCTTGGCAAAACAAAACAACATCCAAACTTGCTTGTTTTCTTCATTCCATCTACTATTTTACTATTATAAAAATCTTCTGGTATTACATCCCCATCACTTGCGATTGGCGTGGTTAACCCAATATTTTTATCTTTGAATGGTTTAATTAGATTTTTCAACCAGTTATCTGAAACAACAATATCATTATTAATAATTGCAATATAATCCGCATTAGATGCTTTTAATCCTTGATTCCATGCGGGTCCAACACCTCTATTTGTTTTATTCTTAATATACTTAAATTTAATTTTATTTTGTTCTAAATATTCTTTAATCCATTTTTCAGACCCATCTGTGGAATTATTGTCAATAATAATTATCCTAAATAATATTTTGGTGCATTTAATTATACTTTCCAAACATTGTTTTGTATACTCTAAATTATTTAAAATAGGTATAACAATATCCACATCTTTTTTTATTTCTTTTTTATTCATATAATTACCACAATTTTGGGTCATTTAAATGTTCTTCACACTCTTTTCTAATTTGTTCCTCTGTAATATTATGATGCTGTATAGTCATTCTTTTTTCTAAATTATTTTTACTTTGTCGTTCTTTTCTACCAGCTATTCGTCTTTCTATTGCAATATCAACATCAACCATTGCCCAATGTGCTCCAAGAAAATTATCAATGGAAATAATAACATCTTTATTTTCTCTATAACGATCATTACCTATACCTAAAACAATATTTACTTGAGGTTTAAAAACAATCGGTTTGTTGTATAATGCGTTCATCCCTTCTGTGATATTTGTATCACCATGACACCTTTGTGTTTTTATTGATAGATTTGCATCTAAATCTGTGTCTGTAATATGCCTATATGTTTGCCACATTTGTGCATATAAAAGATTGCCTTTCTGTTTTGATAAAAATTCTTTTGGTTCTTCATCTCTACATGGCCATATAAATTCATCTGAATCTACAACATATACCCAATCGCAATCTAATTTCTTTGTGATTTCATTAATTTTATTTACTTTTAGTATATCATCCATCATATCAGGAAATGTAAAATCTTCAATTTCAACATTAGAATATTGGGAACATATTTCCCTAGTATTGTCATTAGTATCCGCATCTAATAATAAGTGTATCTTGTCAACATATTTATAGTGATTCAAAAAGAAAGGAGCTAACTTTTCTTCATTATACCACATTGTTACAATTTCAATTTTCATTTGTTTTTTATATCTTTTTTGTTTGCCCATACCAAAGAAAATACAGGTTCAGATATTTTATTAAATGTTTCATCAATGGCTTTTTTAACACCATCATGTTTTATATTTTCTCTATAGTATTTATCATAATCATGAAAGGCTATTGTGCCATTTTCTTTTAATTTGGGTAAACATACCCTAATATCTTCTTTAATGCTTTTATAATCATGCATACCATCTATAAAAATAAAATCAAATTTAATATCTATTTGTGGAACAATTTCTTCTGATTTGCCGATATATGTTGTAATGTTTTTCCAACCTAAAATATTAGATCTAAATTGTTCAAGTGTTGTAAATTTATCTAATTGAGTTATTCCCTCTCCATCTGCCATAAATGTATCAACACTATAAACTTGTTTAGCAACTTCGGCCATACATATAGTTGTTTTCCCCATAAAACTACCTATTTCCAAACACACTTTATCCATTGCTAATTCTTGTAATTGAATACATTCTTTTTTATCATAAATAAAGCCATGTATTTCTTCCCATTTTCTTCTTTTGATTGTATATTTTTCATTCATATTTTTTATCCTTTTTAATATCTTCCCTATAATTACTAGGGTCCCATGTTAATCTATTTTTTTCTATTTCTTTAATTGTTAATTTTTTATCATAAATTTCTATATCTTTTTCTGATAATCTTGGTAATTTATGTTTTTTAAATAATGTTAAATTTCCTTGAGAAAATTTTTCTTTTTTTGTTTTTAAATATTCCCTTTCTATTGGTATAATCATTCCACAATATTTACAATATCTATTTACTTGATCTTGAAAATCTTTAGGTTCTTTTTTCCACCAATCTTTTTCAACTGGATAACCACCGGGGCCATCTAAAATAGAATCTATCGCATATGCTATTTCACAGAAAAATGCACCTTTTGGAGAAATAGTTGGACACCATGTTTTTTGTACCCAACAATCATCAATAAGTTGTTTCCTATATTTTTTATCTTTTATAACATCTTTGATAGCTATTGTCATGGGTTGATGCCTACATGTGCCTTGTTGATAGTCATTATGTTCATTGTAAGCAGTAAAACTAAATGTTTGAGCAATTAATTCTTTATACTCCTCATATTTAATACCTCCTGTAGTAAATAACTCAAATTTCTTTTTAAGTCCCATTTCTTGTATAATCAAACATATTTCCTTAAATTGTGGATGTAATGTTGGTTCACCGCCAATAATTCCAATTCTACTTGGCCATCCTTCCAATGAATCAAGAGCTTTTTTAAAGAAATCTAAATCCATAAAAAATCTTTGGTCTTGTCTAGTGTGTCTAATATACCGCGAGCAATATATACAATCCTTATTGCATATATTTGTTATATCAATTTGACACAACCATGCTTTTTGAATTGGTTTCATATTATTTATTGTATAAATTATCAAAATATTCAAATTCTTTTAAATTTAATATTTCTTTACGATTTATATCTAAATCCTTATAAGTCATATTATCAATATCATTAATTGAATAATTAAGCATATCTTCTGGCTTACCTCTTGTAATAACTCCAACTCCATAATCTTCATTCACAACAAAAATATTTAAATCATTTTGTGTCGACCTTAATCTAATAATAGTTTTCCACACATTACCACACCAAAGACCATTCCAACCATCCATTTTTTCTGCTTTTTCTATTGGTATAGTCGCACTAACTTTTGTAGTAGGGCTACAATCATGTATAATAATTACACCACCATTATTTAGGTATTGTAAACAATTATTAAAATCTTTTAATGATTGTTTATATGTATGCATTCCATCAATAAAAGCAACATCTATGCCATTCTTAATACAAACATCAGAATGTTCTTCAAAAAAAGTATCACTAGTCATCTTAAAAAACTGACTTGTTATATTATCACATAAATGAGCTATTTGAGACTTTGGATCTATAGCTATTTTTCTTTTTATTTTGATAGGAAAGAAAGTTATACCACCTTCTACACCAACTTCTATGTATGTTTTTGCCTTTATTCTATCTATTACTGATTGTATAATATCTAATCTATTCATTTTGTTTTATGTTTTTAAATATTGTATGTTTAGAAAATGTAATCATAATAATTTTATTTACAATATAAATTCATTCCTTCTTTATATTTTTTAAAATTCTCTAAAATTAAATAGTGAGATTCATCTTTCATTTTTCTAACATTTTGATATAAATACTTACCACTATTATTAATCAATTCCTTATAATCTTCTGGACAATTTGGGAATATTTCACAATGATACATTTTAACACCACAATCAGAATGTCTGCAAATATATTTAAATTTAAAACCAGATAGTTCAACTCTTTCTTTGTAATCAAGGTCTTCCCATAAAAAAGGACCATACTCTTCGTTCCAATAACCTATCTTATTAATAACTTTTCTACTAATCATCATAACACAACCAGTGAAGGTTTCACATAAACCTATTCCGTTTACACTCTCCATAACTTTTCTTCTATTTGCCATAGTAACAAACCCCAAATCTAAAGATGTTAAAACATTTTCATATTTTATAAGCCATTCTTTATCTACAAAAACAACATCATCATCTACTTTTATAACATAATCACCTGAACATTGTCTGAATATATGATTGAGATTTTTGGGATAATGATTATCTTTTAAATAATATACCTTTAATCCTTTAATTTCTTTTAAAAAGTTTAAGTCTTCTTCTTTGGGATAATACATAACATCTCTAAATCGTTCATCATCCACTACGCCCATATGTATATTAACTATTCTATCACCAAAATTACATTTCAAAAGTGATTTTATACATTCTCTAAAAAATGGGTATCTTTGAATAGGTGCTACTATTACAATATCATGAGTTGTTTTTTTTAATGACATTTTATTTATCAAGAATAAGTTTCCATCCTCTTTTTATATATTCATCGAAAAGATTAAAACGTTCTTTATTGTGTTCTTTATTTACAAGCCAGGATGCCACAGAATCACATCCATATTCCATTGCTTTTTTAGGGTCTGACCCCCATAAAGACTTATTTTTAATCGGATGTGGCGGAACATATGTCGGAATATTACCAAAAATCTGTGCATTAGCTGAAAGTTGTATATCTTCACCATTATTATGTTCAAGTATATCGTCAAACCACATATATTTTAGATTTTCTGTTCTTAAAAACCATGAATGTCCTCCAAAATCCACAAGAATTTCATTGTCTGATGGGTCTCCCCAACCTGGACAATGTTGTTTATTACTTTCTATATCAACTATTCTACCATTTGTCACGCAAATACAATCGTGTTTTTTGATAGTATCAATGCAATTTAAATGCCAATCCTTACCAGGTACAGTGTCATCATCATAAAATGCCACATATTCAGTATCCACCAATAGGCCAATAGCAAATCTTAAATGGAATTTCATATTCTTTGAAGAATATATTACATGGTCTATTTCCTTAGGATAATTAAATTTTACTCCACCTTCATTTTGAACAACAATGATTTTTGAAGAAATAGTTTGATTCTTAATAGCTTCAAGTTGTTCTTGAAAATATTCTGGTCGTTTGTATGTTTGTAAAATAGTAGTTATATTTATTTTCATATTTAATTCATATAAATATCATCCCATTTATATCCACTTTTTCCTGTTTCAATAACATTTAAAAGATTTTTAACTAGTGGCTTGTAATCAAAATATCTAAGAATAAATGCTTGCCCTCTTTTTGCAATCATTTTTCTTTCTCTTTCATTTTTAAGATAATATTGTATTTTTTCTTCCATTTCTTCAACTGTATCAAACCAATCTAAATGATAACCTCTTTTAAATATTTTGTCTATATTCCCAAAATTATGACACAAATAAAATGTTCCACATGCCATATAGTTCCCTAGTCGGTCAGAAGACCATTTTACTGTATGGTTGAAACTATTAACACCAATTCCGATTTTTGTGCTATTTATCGCATATAAATATTCTGGGTCTCCTAGCCAACCAGACAAACCATACACCCTAGCATTTTTATATTTCAAAAGTTTATCAATCACTTCATTTCTCAAGTCATTATTCCCTGTAGATTTAGTCCCAGTCCATAAAATATCAGATTCCCATTCTGGCAAAGGTTTAATATCTTTATAATAATCAGAATCTGTAAAAGCGATTATAGAACAAACTCCTTTCATATTAGGAAGTAAATGTTTTTTAAGATAATCTCCACCGAATGTTCCAAAAAAATAATCAATATGTTTATTATGTGCTAAGTCATGTTCTGTTGGTTCGATGCGAACATCTGCCGCCCATTTTACAAAAACTGCACCAGGGTGCATACTCCTTAACTGTTCTATCGTTTCTGGTAATATTCTCTCACATTTTCCAAACCAAAAAATATCTGGCTTAATTTGCTCAGATATTTCTAATAATCTTTGATTAGGTTCAGGCTCAGCTCTGTAATCAATTCTTGTTACTTTATATCCATTGGCTTCAAGCCCATTCGCAAAAACTTGGTCACCGCAATAAGGGCTTGCCTGATGAATATGTCTTGGGTTGTATACCCCGACTGTAATAGCTTTTTTCATACTTTAAAAGTATTTATCGATAGATTACATATGCCTTAGGCGATGTGCCTGTAAGCGTTGCGTATAAACCAGTTGCCGCTTTAACCCCTGGTTGTGTTATTGTAAAAATTTCAGTTGTATTGGCAGCAGCTTTTAATGTTGCTAAAACACTACCGCTTCCATCAGAACTATCATCTACTGCCACGCTGGCAGCGTCAGAACCAGCTGTAAGAATTATGGAAGATAAACGTGTATTCCCAGTAACTACAAGTCCAGATGTTGTTTTTTCTACACTAATCATTTTTATTCTCTCCTTTCATTAACTCAATTTGTTTTAAAAAATCTACTTGATTTATTATCGGTGGATCGCCTATGTGCCCGATTTCTATAGATGGATCGCAATAAATTTTATAACCCCCCTTTTTGGCTTTTTGACAGAATCTCATATCCACCGACCAATGTTTTCCTTCTGAATCATAATCCGTCCAAAACCATGGATATTTTATTTTTTTGAAAACTTCTGTTTTAATAAGTAGAACAGAAGAACCTATCGCATCAACTTCGCAAAATTTATTTGGAAGAATCGGGAAATACTGTTTATCTCTTTTGGCGTATACGCATGGAGCAAAATCTCCTCTACGTTTAAATGCCAATACTCCTATAATGTCTTTGTCATGTTCATTTAATCTAAAATAAACATCTGGCGGAATTGTCATATCGTCATCGATCATTAAAATCTTTTCATACTCGTAATCAGTGTCTTCTAATACTTTTTGAACAATTTGATTACGAGCAAAATCTATCATTACTCTTGGCAACCAAACAACTTTTGTATTTTCAGGAATTCCTATTGTCATTAATGAACTAGCAAATCTATAATCTACTGTTCCTAATGTTGGTATTCCTATAACTAATTTTGATTTTATTTTTTGTCTCATAGACTGTTTGTCTTGAGGTCTCTCCAATCTTATAACACAACCTATAATAAGAAGTAGGTTAGCGTGTTATAAGATAACTCAAGGATTATTTAATAACTATTAATCACTAAAAGATTATGGAGTCGATGCAAAACCAAGTCTCCAGTTACCCCAAGCAACAAATCCACGCCAGTCGCAACCATAATACCATTTCTTCCTTAAGAAGGCTGATTCCGTATCACCAATAAGGTTTTGGAATTCAGGTGCCCTTCTCATTTGAAGAATAATTGGATTCATGACATGCGTAGTATCAAATAGATACCAAGCGTCTGCATCTGTCAAATAAGGACTGATAACTAAGTCAAGAGAACCCTTCAACACGTTTATAGCCAATTTTGTTGTAGTTGTTCCTTCTTCTGGATAATAAGTGGACTTAAGGATTTCCTTAGCTTCCCACTCATTAGCAGGAGCGACAACTAATACATTTGGTCTAACGTGAGCTGGCTTTCCCTTGTCATCTTTGAAGTTAACCATTGCCGTGATAGCTGTTTGAAGAGCTGTTGCACTCAAGGCACTGCTACCAAGATTAGATTGTGTTCCTGAATCTCCTTCACTGTGATTAGTTGCGTAAAAAGCTTTAGCGTCATAACAACTAACTGTCTTATTCTCAAAGTGAGAACCAGAACTACCAGTTGTATTTTCGCCTTGCAGTATTAAACCAAAAACCAATTCATCAAAGAATCTTTTGGCTTCAACAGCCAATTCTTTAACACGGATTTTGATTTGTCCATATTGCCTATTGTCTCATGCCTGGACATTTCTGCCAGGACTCCGATTACTCGGAGGTTCAGATTATATCTTACACTCAAGTTTATATTCAGGATAAACCTTGAGTATTTCTGCGCTTAATGGTGATTTACTTAACATTTGATACTTTAAATCAATTTTATAATACATTGATGGTGGAATAAATGGTTTAATAAGTTGAATAAACTTTAAACCCTCTTTTACTCCACAATATAAAGCAAATTGATTTCTAAGTTTGAAAATGTGCCATGAAATGTCCCATTTTCTTTCGAAATAATTTTGAATTAGATTTTGTTCTTTCAGTGTGAATCCACCTGTATAAAGCAATATTTTTCTATCACCTTTTTTACCGTTTTTTCTATCACTTCTTGAAAATCTAAAACTTCCATCATCCATATACCAAATAGCTAATGAGAGAGGAGTTAATTTGGAAAGTATTCTTTGGTCTATTTTCTTTTTACCAGATTTATAGAACACATTCCTGCGTAAATGAGTAAAGTATGGATATACTGTAGTTCTAAACCCAACTTGTTCAAATCTCTTATCATTAAAGCCACAACCAACAGTTCTTTTAAATTGTTTAGTTTTCCACAATTTTGAAACTATCGTATGTAGCCATTCAGAGTATTCTTTGTGCTGAATACACTGAATATGTTCGAGTCTTGAATTTCTATTTTTATTAGGTAGAGGACTAAGATAACCATCACCCATTAAAATGCCATAGGCAATTTCCTCTTTCGTAAATCTCATATAATCGTTGCACCTTCCCCCCGCCAGGGGCTTGGCTCAGAGTAATCCCGAAGGACTTCCTCTGAATTCACAGAATTTATAGACGAGCAATAATAAGGCTTCTCGTCTTCAATCGCATCTCTATCAACTGAGATTGTGCTTTCCCAGCTGTAGTTTGATACAGTAAAGTAGTATTCAGTCAAATCTTCCTCTTTTCTTTCATCTTTCCATTCTTTCATTTTCGGAACGGCTCCAAGCCATGGGTATGTTTCTTCAGACTTTTTGGATTCTAACGTGGTAGTAATCCTGTCATAGTCAGCAGTTGCTGTCTCATACGCGCCCATGAACTCAGTTCTCATTCCAGCTGTTAATAGTTTGGGGATATCGCCTTTTGTAATCATTATTTCGTGGCTAGATCAATTCTGATACGAACAGTTGAGCTACTTGGGACATCTACGACATATCCTGCCAAAATCGAGTTGGTGCTTGATGCAGCAACCGTTTGGTCATCTTCGATATACATAGCTGTTCCGATATCCGTTTGTGATGCTGAAGCCTTTGTGAATACATAGGTTCCAGTTTTATACAAACGAACAGCTTTAGCTCCGTCTGTTGCGCTACCTGAATTGTCTGATTTTTCTACTGATACGCCTAAAAACGTATAAGCTCCGGCATCGGAGCCAGGTGAGGCATATCCAGTCCCTAAATCAACAACTAATGCTCCCTTATAGATAGTAGCACTTCCTTTGACTGGGTAACTTACAATTTCTCCGTCTTGTCTCTTAGTGTCATAATTAGCACTAAGTGCGGTCATATATTTATATTGTAATGAACTTAAAACAAAGTTGATTTATCTTCTTTAGCCTTATTAGCTGCCTTTCGAGCATATTTCCATGCTTCACGAGTTTGATTTTCATCTAAACCCATGTTGCCATAGAAATCTTTAACATCCTGAGGAACACCTTTATTCTTTTTCTTTTTCAACTTAGCAATTTCTTGTGTTCCTTTTTCCTCAAAATCAACTATTTTAGGCTGTTTATCTAAGAAAGAAGTTAAAATCTTTTTGATGTCGACCTGCTCATCTCCGAGATTTACCTCTGACTTCGATGTTAAGAGCGAAATTACGACTTCTTTTTGAGCGGGGACTACTTTCCCTTTCCCAAGATATTCATAATACACCCTTTCGGCTTCAGCAAGATCAACTTTATGCTCACTGACTACCGCTTCAGAACGATTTTTAAGTTCAGCATCGGACTTTACTCCTAATGCTTTACTTATTTTGTCTTCCAAAGATTTTACTTCGACTTTAATGTCTTTACTTATTGTTTTACTTTTTTTAATTTTTTTCATTGTTTTATTTTCTTTTGTCTTTTCATCGACCTTTTTTTCTACTTTATTTTCACTTACATCCTTTTTTAATTCTTCCTTACATATTTTAGCAGCTTCAGCCATGGTCTTACCATCTTTCATTTCTCTTCCGATACATTTGCTATATGCAGATTTTTTAACAACTTTCTTTTTCTTTTTCTTTTTTGGTTTTTCTTCTTGTTCTTCTTCCTGTCCCTCTTCATCCTGCTTTTCTATTTTCTTTTTTTCTTTCTTTTCTTCTTTATTCTCTTCTTTCTTTTTCATTTTTTTCTTTTTTCTTTCTTCTTCTAATTCTAATTTTATTTCTTTGGTAATTTGTTTTTTCAAATCATTTTTAAATAATTCTATCATATCTTCTGTTGTTGGTTTTGTATCAGACAAAGAAATAATATTTTTATCACTAAATTCTTCTGACAATTCCGTGAATCCACTCATTCCTTTAATATATGGTTCAGCAACCAATGCGGCATGAAGTAATGTTGGACCTACTTGTTCCCCACTTTTTTTATTCATATAATCTTCATCAATACTAGCCGAAACACATTTGATTAAACCATCTCTGATTTTTTGAGCAACTTTTTCATCTTTAATCTCACAAATTATGTCAAGACCATCTTCTGTAGGAATTAGGTCAACAACCTCTCCAGCATTTTTAATTGGGTCAGAAGTATGTGAAAGAGGAACATAAACATGTTCAATTGTTTTATCTTTAAAATTCTTAGCAATTGTGTTTATAGAATCTTTATTGATATCTAATATTCCACCATCTGCATCCCAATGATACCACTTACCAGTTTTTAGAAGTTGCTTTCTAAATTTATTTCCATCCAATTCAATAGTATCAGTATTATTAATCTCATAAACATTTTCGGATTTATCTGACAATCCAAGTATATTAGATTTGATATCTTTTATTTTCTTTACATTTTTAATTTTATTTTTTTTCATTTCTTCTAATTTAATAGCTTTTTCAACATACCAGTTAATTGCCCTAGCTTTTACATTAGCAGGAATAGAAACTAATGATGCTTCAAAAAGCTCTAATCTTGTTATTTTTCTAACAAATTTATCTGGGTTCATAAACATCCGATATCTCAAGCTACCCTCATCTTCATCTTTATCGCCTTCTTTCTTTTTCTTTGGATTAATTTCTTCTATAGCTTCTTTAATAACTTTTCCTTTAATAGAAAATTTAGAGATAATTCCTTCTTGAACTTTCGTCCATATTTTACCCTCAGATTTTGATAATTTAATTTTAACCCAAAGACCATTCTTATCAAAATCAGTTTCTAATATTTTACCAATAGGGCGATCCATATTATGGTTAAATAAAACTGTAGAATATTTTAAAAGGTCATTTTTTGAATGCTTAATAGCCTCATCTGTAATTATTGTATTACCTGAGTCAATATCTGAAGTCATTATATATCCCTCAATAATATAATCACCTTTTTGTATTTTTTTATCTTTCTTAACAACTTTTATGCTTTTTTCAACACTTTCAATACTGTGATAATTTTTCACAATATCAGCATCAAAGCTAAATTGTATAATTTTCATAATTTTTCTTACTCTCCTATTGTTTGTTTATAATAAAACTAATTTTATAAAAGGGTCAAATAAATAATTATTTATAAATAATTATTTTTTATAAATTCCCAATACGTGAAGTCCAAATCACTTTTATTTTACTTTACTTTTCGCTGAACATGAATGATAACTTTGCTGTTTATCATAATCTTGTGGTGTTAGATTGCAATGTTCTTCTTTTCTCTTTTCCCAATAACTATCCGACAAAAGGAAATCAGACATTGCCCCTTCTAATTCTCGTTTTGCTCCTACAATATATTCCCTAAAAACAGTATCTCCCAAAAAATCAAATCTAATGTTTTCAAGTATCTCATAAGCATTTGTAATCTGGCTTCTAACAACACTTGCTCTTATCTTTGCGATTTTAATTTCTCGCCCTTTTTGTTTATATGCCCTATCCATTAACTCTATTTTAGAAAATGGTCTTGGCATTGGCATTTCTATTTTTCCAATAGTTTTTTTAGTCATAATTTTCATTTCTTCCAAATGAACTTTGAACTTCACATATTGAGAGGGGAGGTTGTTTTTTTACCTCCCCATTAATTAGCATAGAAATTACTCATAGCGTTCGCCATATTCCTTCACGGCGCACTCGTAGCATAATCCGTTGATATGCTTACCAGAAATCTCTGGCAGGCAAAAGGACTGGTCAGAACAATTTTTACAGGTTTCCGTTTTATTGGAAACATCGTCTATACAACCAACTAAAATGTCGCAATGTCCGCAAACTATTATCATATCTCTACTCCTTCCTTTCTCAGAAGTTCAATCATTAAAAGTTCATTTCCTATCTCACCTTTGAAATAGAATGTGTGCTTATCAAGGTCAAACCTGACCTTACATCCGCACTCATCAGCCAGTCTTTGTATCATCATTACAAGTGCATTTTCTTCCATCTTTACACCTCTTCTTGAAATCTTGACAAAATCTTCCTTCTTGGAACGGATAGGCAACCACTTCGTTTTTAACATCGCAAATAAAAGTTCCGAATGTGCGATAGAAATGGTCACAACTTACGCATCTATGTTCGAAGTTAGGCATATCACTCCTCCTTTATTATCCAAATAGTAGTATGACATTCGTCTTTTTCCATTTCGATATCAACTATTATCCGTTTCGGTTGTCTGCATTGCTTGCAACAGACAAGAGCATTATGTATTTCTAATAGCGCCATCTTTCCATCATAAATATTTATCATACCCTTAATACTTTTCATTTTTACCTCCCACAATGTTGACATATTCGTTTATGTTTTGTTGTTTTGAGGCAACTATTATGATAGCGACATTCTAAGCAAAATGTGTCCTGTCCACTGTAGTTCAAACAATATTCCATTTCACAAACAGGGCAAGACGCTTTTAGGTTCTCATATTCGCTTCGTTCCCGTCGTGTCATCTGCCTCGCGATAGCCCAGCAAGCGTCATTAAGTTTGCTCATATTCTACCTCTATAACGGTTAAGTGTATGGGTGAATAACCTTTACAATTGCTATTCTCTTCACTGTGCTGACATTCTGGACATCTGCCCCATCCGTCTACATAAAACGGTGCTTCGGGGCGGAATACTTGATAAAAGCATCGTTTCATTGGCTTCTCCTTTCTATGCTTATTTTCATTGCTTTATTCGGCAACGGTTTTTAAGGAACTACTAACCCAATCATTTTCAACTTTTATCAAAAATACTTTCCAATAATAAATCCTGCTAATCCCAAACAAATTGAAATAAGGGCGGTCATCGTTATCCAAAATAGTTTGGAACTTTTTATTTTTTCTTTTATTTTAATATCCTCCTTTTCAAGGGCAATAATCCCTCCCTTGTTAATGGCTGATTTTTCCTCGTGCTTTGTCATTCTTCCGTTCGTTATGTCTAAACGCCTATGGACACCAGTAAAACCAGTCGCCATTTTTTCAGTTAGGTTATTAATTTTTTCTAATAATAATTCAAGTGTTATTTGGGACATACTTATATAATATCTAAGTCATCTCTTTTATAATGTTTTAATTTTCTATTTTTCAATTCATTAACAATTATAGAATGGATACTTACAATCATTTTATTTTTTTCTATTTGATGCAAATAGTGATGTGCATCTAATAACCCTTTATCAGTTAATAGTGTTATAGATTTTTTTATTTTTTTTGTATGTGTTTCTCCAAGGTGAGGAACATCATTTTTATCCCAGCAAATATTTCTATACTGATTTTTCTTTAATTTCCATCTTTTGCTTGGACCTGATACTCTCCTAACTCTACCTTTTTCACGAATGCACTTGTCAAATTTAATTGGCATTTATATATCTCTTTAATCATCATTATAAACTATGGGTATTAATGGTTTACCACATTTTGAACAATATTCTCGACCTTTCTTGTTTTTAGCCCCACAGAATTTACACTTAATTTTTCCCTCTTTTGAATTTTTCATAAATATATTGATAACCAATATCAAAACAATTTTTTATAGTCTTAGGACTATCGTCTAATTTCAATATCTGTTTTTTAATTTCCATAGGTGTCACTGGAGCTGAAATACCCAAAGCATTAGAGGCTTGTATTTTTCCTTTTTCAAAAGCATCCAAAGCATCCAAAGCTTTAGTTATTTTTTTCTCTTTTTTCTTTTCTTCTTTAATCTTTACATCGTTGTTTTTTGGCTTTTCTTTCGGTTCTTCCTTTAATTTGTCTTTCGGTTCATCTTTTGGTTCGTCAATTTTTGGCTCTTCAGTATCAAGTTTTTTAATTACTGGTTTCTTTTCAGACCATTCTAATTCCATCTTCTTGCCAATTTTTTTAGTTACCTCTTCAATAAAGTCTGATGGGATTTCAATTTCTTTTCTACTAAGAATCTTATCAAATACACGTGCTAACAATATTTGCACTTCATCTGTTAAATTCTCAAGTTTAATTTGTGGATAAGATTGAGATGCAAAGTTCCAATCAATTAATGGTGCAACCGCATAAGTATTTAATGTTGTTTCCATTTGCCTCATAATAGAATGTATAGCCATGCCAAGATATTTAGATTGTTCAGTTCCTTTCCCATATGGATAAGCATATTTTACTTGAGATACTATTTGTGTCAAAGCAGAAATAGACATCTGGTCATTATGATGAGAAATCAATGGTAATACATCAAACCCTCCCGTAGCCCTATTTATTTCTAATTCTAATCCTTGTGGTAATGTGATTCTTGAATTAACTCCAATAGTATCTACTGTATTCTCGGCAGCAGTTCTTTCGGCAGAAGTAAGGTTCTGGTTAATTTTTAATATCTTTAATCCCAACGCTTCTATCTCAGCTTTTTTATGAGCGATATAATAAAGTTTATGTTTCTTGTCATAATGATAATAAGCAGCTTTTAAAATAGATTCTCCATAGAGCCAATGCTTTTCTTTTTGAAACGTATATAAGATACACTTGTCAGGAGGAATATTTACATCAACAGTTCTTTTCCCAAATGAACATGATTGATGAGCCCCATTAAAACCACCATGCTCATCTGCCCTTAAAGAAATTGTTGAAACATCTCTTGGTGCTAATTTTCTCCAACCTATCTTCCCACTATATGGACCATCCTTAATAATATGAGCAACCTTTTCATATAATCTAAATCCCTCGAATATAGCCCTTGTCATATCTGCTACAATAAATTGCAACGGAGTAGTCATGCCACCCATATACTCTGGGCCCATAAATACTGTTTCTATAAATTCCTTTTCTCCTTTATCATTTTTACCAGGTATAATAGTAATTGGAGTCGATTGAATCGGTAAAGAAAGCAATCTAACAATTGCTTGTATCTCGCCATCGTTCTGTTGCATTGAAATATAAGTTTCAGGACCTAAGTCATCAGGATTTTCTTCATCGTCATAAGAGCCAATAACGCCAGAGCGAGATAAGCCAAGTTCTTCCATGAACTCCTGAACCGTTAAAACCTTTTTTCTATCTAAGTCATCATCCCTAGGAATTTGTGGTTCTGGTTTTACATTTCTTGTGAGGAAATTATACCATGCCATATAAATAAAAATAAACACAATTAGACAAAGGGTCAAATATTTAATTTACTTGACTTTACTTAATTTGACTTGACAAGTAAATATTCAATGATATTATAACATTAATAACCAACAATAATCAATTAAATAAATTAAATATGTCATTAATCGAATGGAAAGCATATAGGAACATTAGAATCAAAGAGGATAAAGATTCAATCAAATCAGTATCACAAAAACTTGGCATAGACATAATGCTCGCAAGAGAAATTCTTAATGGAACATACGACCATCAAACAAGAGAATGGGAAAGAATGGGAAAAAACAAATTAATAAAAGAAAAATTAATATAACTTATTTACAAACTCTATAAAATAGCCAACAAACTCTTTTATCGGGAAGATAAATAAGAAAACAACGATGGATAAGACTCTCAACAAACAAGAAGTAATGTCAATGTTAAACAATAGCATTGATAGCGAGTCATTAAATATTAATGGCAATACAACAAGTGGAACAATATGCAGTCAAACAGTAGGGGGAAATAGTTCACAATTCTTTTCTGCTTGGGACTATTGGAATAATTATTACTATCCATATATATACCCATCATATCCAGTCTATATCCAAGAAAGAGCAAAAGATAGCAGCAAACAAGCATTTGAAATAGTTAAAATGCTTAATGATAAAAAGAAACTAAATATCAAAACAGTAAAAGACTTCATAGATATTATGGATTTGTTGATTAAAGTCCTATAATATTATAAAAGAAAGCAACAAAGTCGCTTTTGGCGTATTTGAGAAAATTTTTTCAGTAGAAAAATGACTTTGTCATTTTAGTAGAAAAATGACTTTGTCATTTTAGTAGAAAAATGACTTTGTCATTTTAGTAGAAAAATGACTTTGTCATTTTAGTAGAAAAATGACTTTGTCATTTTAGTAGAAAAACGGGATAAGGTTGAAAAACCATATTCTGTTTTTTTTGGCGTTTTTGTGAATATTCTCTTAGTGTGGAGGGAACTTGACAAAAAGGCAACTTCGTTGTTGAAAATAAGCGAGTTTGTGGAAATTTTCTCAGTGGGGAATGGGGGTAGAGGGGGAATTTTTTTTCTTTCTCTTTTTTTTTCTGATGTCGTTTGATAACAATAACAATCTCCGCAAGGTTTCACGCGGAACATAAAAAAACGCTTTTAGTTTCACCGATGTTTCACTATAAAAAAAAAATATGTCAAGCGTTATCGGTTCGGGCTTGTTTAATATCCTATTGACAAAAAGATTTTTTCGTGTCTGTGGATAACTTCGTTTGACAACGCCAGTGCAAATGTTAAAATGTAAGCGGTAGGGATCGGGTCTGATATACTCGCTAACTATAGTACCTTGACAAAACAAAAAAAACAAGACGAAGCGATAAGTGATCAGAAAGTTAAAAAGCGAAGCAAGCGGACGGCAAGCGATCAGAAGTTTTTGATCTCGCTTGTTTCGTATAAAGTTTTATGGATAAAAAAAAACACGGCACAAAAAAACAAAGGATCAGGTACTTAGAGTTAGAGAGAAAAGCAAGACAAGCGTACGCGGCAAGCATAATCAAAGGGACGGGGCTTGCAGATATAGCTTGTTTCCTTACTCATGAAGAAGAGACGGAGATCTTCAAGTTAGACGCGGCGATCTTTGGAGATCTGTTGCAATGGGAAAAGGGGGGGTTATGATCTGGAGTTATATGGATCACAAGAGAAAAGAAAAGAGGCGGCGGCTGTTGCGGTATATCATAGCGGCGGGGGTTATGTTTTTGGCGGTGGAGGTGTTTTGTATGCTGTTGCGGTGGTCTGTTTGGCAGTATAACGCGATCATTAGATAGTTTTGATCGCTTGCCGTTTCGTCTTGTTTGTTATCTTATGCCGTCAGTCCGCTGATCCGCTGTTATCAGTTAAATAATGGCTGTTATTATTATGAATAAAAAGACAAAAGAAGTCAAGACGGTTTCAAAAGTCAAGGCGGTAGAAGTCAGGGATTTATCCCTTGCGGGGTTGCTCCGATCACACATAGGCGATTTCCAAAAAGAGCGAAAGGCATCGGCTTGCTTATACAACGGGAGCAGGAAGGCGCCAAGATGGGCGGGGTCTATCACGGGCGGGGGGGTTTTTACTCTTTCCCACTATAGTACCCCGATCCTAAAGATCGGGCTGTCCGATCAAAAAGCGGAGTTAGTTAAGTTGCCGGAGGCACGGCTTGCGAAAGGATATAGCAACGGGGATCTCCGCGGGATAAACACAACGCTGGAAGTTTTGAAGCCAAAGAACGCCGCGAAGGCGATCAAGCGGCAAGGGTACACCTCGTTCGTTTCAGTAAGTAGTTTATAAAAGTTTTGATCGTTATCTTTTATGATAACGGCGGCGGGTTGGCGGGATAAGATAACAGAAGAGGGCAGAAGCCAAAAGCGATTATTATATGATCGCTTTTTAGGATTGGGGAAGTTTATGCAATCGCTGATTTTTGGTTTCACGGGGTTTCACGGTTTCACGGGGTTTCACGGTTTCACGAGGTTTCACGGGGGCAGGGGGACAGGATTGCAAAACGCTAATTACTAATTACAATTAAGAATTAAAATTAGGAATTGAAATCAGTAATTAGAGGTGCAGAATTAAGATTTGTAATTAAGTAATTATGATTAAGAATTAAATTTTGCAATTGAAATGATAGATTAACAATTACTTGTTATCTGCCATTTACATTGCAAGAGGAAGCAATTAGTGCGATAAAAGCAATTGAATGCGTAAGCACATACAATTGAATGCAAAAGTTATCCACAGGCAAAAATCGGTTTTTCGTGTTATAATAAGAAAAAGAAAGGAGGTGAACATTATGAGAAAACAATTGAATACATTAAATACAAAAGAAAACTTTATCAATGTATTAGTAGATTGTGATGGATATAGTGAAGAAGATGCAATTGACTTCGCTGAAGAATATCACAATGACCTTGAGAAGTGGATAATAGATCGTGGTGGCGATGAAAGAGCAATTGAAGAATGTAGAAAATTTTGCGGGATTTGACTTCTGACATTGCATCTAAGCAATTGGATGCAATAATGAGAAGTTAATTGAAACAAAAATATTCGGAATATTTCGTTTCTAACAGCACATTGACAATTGAATACTAATCACCTCATCCGATCAGTTGCCAGATCAATTGTTATTAATTTAATTGGCGGCTGAAGAAAGGACAATTATATGTTTGATGAAGTTTTCAATGACATGGCGAAGTCCGCTGCAATGGAGATTGGATTGACAGAGGACGAAGCCGAGCGAGAAGTTGACGAATTCAATTGTACTCATGATAGTGGTAGGTTTTGCGATGATTGCGGAGTGCAATTGAATGACGGAGTTAATTGTGCGGATTTTCTTTCGGATTACTGCAATGAGTGTTGGGATAAATTTCTTAAGGAGTATTTTCCCAATGTTAAAAAGGAATTAAAGCAGGAGACATTGAATAAGGAAATGAATGAAGAATTGGCGAAATAAATAACAATAGCAATTGATCAGATGAGGGGATTATGACGGATTGCCTTGTTTAGCTGATTGTTGAGCCAATTGTTGACATATTCAATTGCGAATATGTAATTGAATATGGGAGAATAAGTGCACCAATGTGCACACCGACAATTAGAGAAAGCAATTAAATGAAAAAAACAAAAATTAAAAAGAAAAAACCAATTAATGAATTATATCATAGAATTGGCAGGTATTTAGAAAAAAAGCAATTGGGATTCTGTTTTCTTCCCAATGGAGAATTTGTAAGTAGAGAGCAATGCGAAAAATACGGATACAAATTCAATTAGAAAACGACTTCGTTGTTTTCATAAAATATTTCTCGACAATTGGCTTAACAAGGTAATCAATTGAAAATCAAGCAAGCAATTGCAGATTTTAAATGCGTGTGATTGCGAGTGCACAATTGGTGCACACGATGAGAAGCAATTAGATAAAGCAATTAAGTGCAGCAATTAAGAGTAGCAATTATACTCTTGGATTTTCTAATATCCATCCGACAACGAAAGAAGCAATGTCTTTTACTTCGACATGATTCAATCTAAACCATTCGCCTCTTACTCTTTGATTTTTGTAATTGTTGTGCAAATAGCGTTCTAATGATTGTGGGTCAGGTAACATTGTGCTAAATATCAATCGTATTCTAAATGGATTTCCTGTTTGCATTGCGGAAATACGGCTTCTTACATCTGTAGCAAAACCAATTTTATAATAATCACTTTTACATTGAATAATATAAATAAAATCTCTTTTTAATTCAGAATGTCCAATTTTCAATTGATTTCTTCTATAAGCAATTCGGCAAGCATCATTGCAGAATAAGCGGGCTTTCTTTCCAATTATTTGTTTTATTTCTTTATTACATTGTAAACATTTACTTACGGTTAAATTGCTTTTCTTTGGAACGGTAAGACGATTGTATTTGATACGGCAATTAGTTGAACAAAACTTTGATGTTGCCCTAATTGGTTCGTATTCTTTCCCACATTGTAAACATTTATTCATTGATTTTCACCACCTTTCTTTTATAAATATTACCAAATGGATGAGCAGATGTCAAGGGTTTTTCAATTGATTTACATTGGTTTCGTGAAACATAGAGCCAAATAATTCAATTGGTGGCAAAAGTTATCCACTTTAGATTTTTCGGTTTTTATGATAGAATAAGGTTATACACAGGAAGCAAAAAATGAGCAGATAGAAGCACATTGACAACAAAACAAATAAATAATTGGCAGGTAGGCAATCGGCATGTAATAGTGTGTAATTGCCATCGGGGGAGTATAGAGATTACAGTAATCAATTGGCTTGGTTAAGCCAATCGTTTAAATCCGTACTCTAAAATCAATTAAAAATCCCACCAAAAAGGGTGAATTGCGAGTGAATTGTGAGTTTTTCGCAATTATCGGGGCAAATCAATGGCATAGTTAAGCCATTGGTATCCCAAATCGTGGGGGTTTATCAAGCCAACAATTGAATGGCATAGATAAGCCAATTGAAAAGTTGCTAATCTGTAGAAAAACTATGTTAATTAAAATTTTTAAGGAGTTCGGGCGACAATCGGAGCTGAAGTCATTGTGTAGGAGTGAGGTTAAAGATTTTCTCAATGACAATCGGTTACAGGATGGCACAGTTAAGCGAGTAATTGAATTGCTTGGGTCTAATCTTCCGATGATTACCATAAAAAAGAAGCCATACAGAGCCAAAAACGGGGATTTGATGGCGTTTCTGGCGGGATATGGGGCGGGGGGTTGTGAGGGCGACAAACTGGGGGGGACGGGGGCAGAGGGCGACAAGATGGAGGGCGGAAGCACAAGCGGAAGCGACAAGATAGCCAAAGCAAGAGCCAAAGCAAGGGAGCTGGAAAGGGACGGGGAAGATGAAGAAGGAGTTATCATTCAATGTAAGTTCTTACGGAAGAGTTACATTGGGGAGGGGATGATTATTAAAATGGGCGGCAAAATCAAGGAATTGAAAGGGGAAGGAAGAAGTTTTGAACAGACATTGCTTGCGTTAAAGCGGGGTTGTAGCATTACTATACGATATGTTGATGATTACAATTGGGGGGTTTTATAAGATGGCGGGCAATTATAATGATTATTACCTGCCAATTATTTATTTGTAAATCTGTGGGGGCTAATTGATATTATTCACTTTTAGATTTTAATTGAATGTGGGTGGATATTTTGTCAATTGACCAAATGGGGGAATTGTGGTGTTTGTGTTTTTTGTGTAATTAGTTCTTAATACCTAGTAAAATCAATGAAATACGATATTAAAGTAAACCAATTGGATACTCATATCAGAGTTTACACATTGGAAGATGGTAAATTGCCAGAGAAAATAAAGGTTGATTTATATTTGTCTAATAATCAATGGAGAGTTAATTGGTCGGCTTGTGGAGACCAAGACATTGAATTTGCCGATGAATTTATGGCAGTAATGAAGAAAGCAATTAAGATAATGATAGAATTGAATTTAGAGTTATGGGATAAAGCAATCAAAGATGCGGGGTTATAATTAGTTTATGCATTGCCAATCATAAAATTATACTAGGTTAATTGATATGGTTGGCAAACATAAGGGAATTATTGATGGGCGGCAATCGGATGATAATCGGGTGATAATTGGGCGGCAATTAGTTCCTTGCAAAAAGCAAACAACGGAAGGAAGTATGTCGAAGCATTTTCAATGGTGGAAATGTGGGGATGACTGTCCCCGACCTTCTCAATGCATTAAATGCTATGCGATGCAATGTTGTTTGCTTTTTGGGGGGAGTTAATTGGGCGGGCGAGTGCACATTGGTGCACATCAAATTAAGAGTTTAATTAGTGAGTTAGGCACTTTTACAATTATGAAAAAATATAATTTACTAATTGCAATTTATGAAAAAGTATTTTGCAATGTATGTAATTCAGAAAAAACTAAAAAAACATATAAACCATTGCAAAGTAGTAATGGCGAAATATACAAATTAACAAAAGAACAATGTTTAAAATACATTGATACTTACTTAATAAACGATTATAAAATTGTAGAAATATAAATCAATTACCATTTAGAATAGATAATTGTATATCCTAACAATACATTTATCTATTCAACATTGGTGCACATCAATTGATACAAAAAGTTATCCACAGGAGAAAATCAGTTTTCTATGATATAATAAAAGAGTAAAAAACAAATAAAAAGAGGAGGTGAAAAATATGAAAAAAGCAATTAAAAATGAAAAGGGATTTTTCAAAAACTATAAACAAACTAAAAGAATTGGAAAAAAGGACAGAAATTACAATGGTTTAACTTATTCATTTATTGAGCCAATTGATAAAAAATTAAAAATAAATATGCTCAATGGTAAATAATCGTATATGCACATTGGTACATATCATTGAATTTTTATAGATAATACAATTGGGCAGCTTATTGTATTATCAATTGAGAGTTTAATTTGAGAGTTTAATTGGTGAGTATCGGCACTTTAACAATTATATGAATAAAAAAGAGATTGAGGAATTAAAAGATAAGTATTCGGAGGAAGCAGTTAATGCATACATTGATATTTTGGGTGGCGAGGAATACATTGATAATTTTGAAGATGCGTATCTAGGAGAATGGGCAGACGATGAAGATTTTGTTAAGGATTTAATTGAAGATACGGGGGAATTACCAAAAGATTTTCCTGATTATATCCACATTGACTGGGAAAGGACTGCAAAAGATGTAATGATGGATTATTCAGAAAGCAATGGATATTATTTCAGAAATCTTTAATTGCAATACTGGTTAGATAATTGGTTGTCCGATACCAATTGATTATCTAACTTATTATTGTTGTTAAAACAATGAAAGGAGGTGACAAATATGAGCAAACTAACATACAATGAAAAAATCAATTACTGTCGTGGAGTATTGGAAAACAATGCATTCCTTGATTTTGAAATACCGTATTACAAAGGACTAATTGAAGGAAAACATCCACATGGCATTGATAGAAATATATGGAATGTAGCATATTATTTAATTAGAAATTACTGGAAAAGAAATGAGAATTGGGATTTAGCATTGAGAAATAAAAAATAAAAATCCTTGCACATTAACAATTATGAAAAAAATTGAAAAAATAAATATAATTATAGGTATAATTGAAAACAATACATCAGCAATGTTTGGTGAGTTAATTAAAGATGAAGGTTTTAAAAAACTACTTTTAAATGAATTGAAAATTAGCAATGATATTTCTGCTACAGCTGATAAATTGAGTAAATATGCTAATAAGCACTTAATATAATTGAATCTTTATAGATAGCACAATGAATATGCAAGGTGATTGATTGTGTTATCAATTAAGCATTTAATTAAAATGCCAGTTCTTTGTCAATTACATTTTGGAAAGCGAATCAGAATTCGCATTCCATTTATCTGACGAACCACCAAGACCAGCCCAATTGTATAATAACAATTGGTGGGGAGAGAAAGGAAACAATTATGACGAGAGGAAAATTTTTCATAATTACTGATAAAAAAATTATCAATTCTTGTAAATTCAATGGTAATATGTACGGAAGCCCAAAAGATGAAAAGAAATTGCAGAAAACGGGACATTACAAAAAAGCAATTAGTTTGTTAGGAGAAGTCGCAAATGCTCAAGATTTTGAGGAGAAAATCAAGATTTTTGATACAATTGCAGGTTTTAATTACCAAAAAGAGAATAATGACTATTTTGGGTTTAATGAGCAATTGCTTGAAAAATGCAAAAACGAAAATGATGAGATTGAAATGACTGATGACAATTACTTTCAGAAATATTTTAGCGATTATCTCTATATTAAGAATTGCAGTGCAGAAGTAATTAAAATCAGGGATAGGGATAAGCAATTGATAAAACTATTACCTGAACAAATCGCGACTTTCAATTTTGGAAGAGTAATTGAGATGATATAGCATTGGTGGCTGGTCAGATAAAATGTAATTGGTGGGTAAAAAGTTATCCACAGAAAAATGCGTGACAAATATTGGGGAAGATGATAGGATATAGTAGGAAGCCAAAACAAGCCCCAGCAAGCCAAAGAAACGCCAAAACAAGCCCCAAAACGCCCCAAAATGAGCCGATAAGCAAGCAAAGGCAAGGCAAGGCATAGGAAAAACAGAAAAATCATTTAATCATTCAATGTATGTTATGCACATTGGTGCACAATATACATTGGTTGAGTAAATAAAAAGATTTAGTGATTGGTCTTTAACAATTCAATGAAAACAATAAAAGTTTATGAGTTTAAAGACCTTTCAATTGATATTCAGAAAAAAGTAATTAAAAAATATACAATAATTTGTATAGAATCTGACATTGAATGTCTGGAAATGGGATTGGCAAATAAAGATATGACTGAAAAACAATTCTATAATCAATTGGGTTGTTCAAAAGAATATGCTGAAACAACTGGATGGTTTGTTCCCCATTGTTATTACGAAAAACGCAAAAAAAGCATTGATATTGAGGCAAAAATGATTGCTAAAAGTGGTCTTTATACTAAAGATGGTAATTATATTCAATCCATCAATTAGTGATTGCTAATATAGGTAATAAATAAATGATTGATTATATGCATTCAATCACTCTTATAATCATCACATTGCCTATATTGTGGAGTTACTAATTAAAGTATCCCTGTATCTTAACAATTAAAATGAGAACAATAGGCAATGAAAATATTAGATTAGTCCGTCAATTAACAAGAAAAGCAATTAGGAATAATGTTGAAGATACCAAAGAAACAGTAATTGAAGAATTACCTTCTGAATTGTGGGATACATGGGAAATGGCAGACCAAGAAATCAGAAATATAATTGATGAAACAATTAGGAAGGAATTATGAGAACATCAATGGATTTTTACATTCAAAAAGATGGCACAATTCTTGCATTCAATCAATCTGTTAAACCTTATGGCAAATTGATTTTAGGTTATGATTATGAAAAGCAATGTTGGATAGATAAGGGGAAAAAACTAATTGATAAATATATCAAAAGTGGAAAAACAATTAAGATTATTAAATCTTAAAATAATTATGCGATTGGCTTCAGGGAGCCAGTCGTGTAATTGATTTAGGACTTAAACACAATTAAAAAGGGGGTGACAATTATGATTACATTAAAAAATTTCAAAGAGAAAATGATTGAAAAAGCAAAGAAAAAAGGAGGAATATGGGAAAATTTTGGTCAAAAAGAATTATTCTCATTACATTGCAAATTAGTTAAGGGTGGATATAATTCTTGTGGGCATTGCGACAAAGACACTGAAATAAGAAATCAATTAGAAGAGTTAGACCAATGGGCTTCGCATTTCAATCTTTAAACTCTGTTATTGCCAATTAATAATAATTGGCAACAAAGAGAGGTTAAAATTAAGGAAAGGGGGTGACAATTACATGAAATTAATGACAAAAGAGATTGAAAAAAGATTTAAAGCAATTGGTAGCCAAGACATTGATGTAGTAAAAGACCCAATTGTTGTAGTAAAGTTTTTCTATCCAGCAGGGGCAGGAACTTGGTGGGCAATTGAACTTGAAGAATATAGATTGAAAAATAATAAAGACCAATGGAAATATACTAATGATTTTAATGTTAAAGAAAAAGCAATCAAAAATGGATATAAATTGGATGATATAATTTTCTTTGGATATGCTTCAATCTTTGGTGATCACAATGATGAATGGGGAAGTTTCTCATTAAAAGAATTGGAAAATTTCAAAGGAAAATTTGGACTCGGAATTGAGCGCGATTTGCATTGTGGTGAAAAACGAATTAGTGAATTTGATATTCCATCATTGAAAAAATAAGAAATAAAACAATGAATATAGATAAAATCAAATTGCCAAAAGGGAAGGACAGAAGATGCAAATTAAACGACAGTGAAAGAGATGAGATAAAATCAATGCACAAGGGAGGTTTTCCGATAAGGGCAATTGCAAGAAAATTTGAAGATAAATGCAGTAGAAGATTAATTCAATTCATATTATTTCCAGAAAGATTGAAACAAGCAAACACAAATCACAATTGGAAAAATTATTATAATACAGAAAAAAACAGGCAATATATGAGAAACCATCGTGCATACAAACGCAATGTATTAAAAATATACTTTGCTCAATTGAAAGGAGGTGAAAACAATGATAGAATTTGGAATGATTAGATATTAATTGCTACTGATAATCAATTATCGGTAGCCATGAATTGCTAATGTGACTACTCCCCACGAATAAATTCGGGAGCTTCTACAGATTGAATACTGAAGCATTGTAGCCCCAATGCTGGTAGCATTATATCAGATGGGGATTGCTTGTCAAGTGTTTTCTGTATCTCCACGAATAAATTCGGGAGTTTTAGAAAACGGAATCTATAAAAATATGAAATTGATAATTATAACATTAATAGTATTTGCAATGGACTTATACTTTTGCAGAGATATAACCAATTCGTGGAAAGAAGCGTTTATATTTTTAATTGTAATTACATTAACTGGAACAGCAATTGTATCATTAATAATACCTTTTACAGAAATTGTTTTAGCGAGTGGTAATTTTGATTGGTATTCTGAAATATGGCGGCAAACAATTGAATAAAATTCGCTTGTATCTTGGTTTTATATTTGAAAGCCATAGCCAAACACAGATCAGCCATTAAAAGCCCGTAGAGAGCCGTACAGCAAGCCAAACAAGGCAAATAAGGCATCATTCCAAGTATAAAATGAGGGTATAATCAGCTAGTATCAATGGGACTAGTTCATTTAAATGAATCAAAAAAGAATTGAATCTATCAAAAAACTGATAAAGCAAGAGATGAAAGACATTGAAAAAGAATACGATCCAGGCGATTGGGATTTTCAAGATGTTGACAGGATGGAAGCAGAGGAAGCATTCAATCGTGGTATTTATAGAGCTTACAATCGGATTGCGGGTTTGCTCAATGTAAAATGATTTCTGACATTGCTTTAGTATTCCATTGATACTAAAGCAATGAATTGAGATTATTTGTAATCTCTTAAAGAAAATAACCATGTTATTTTCCTAACTAAACCAATTGTCATTGGTTGGTTCTTTAAAATATGAGTTATACAATTGATTACAGACAAAAAGCATATTTTGTCAATGATGATAAATATGGTGATAAAGATTATTTAGTTTTGCACGAAATTGGAAGCAACAATTGCACCGAAATCAATTCAAGAAAGAGAGCAAGAGATTGGGAGATTATGGGATTTGGATGGGCATATTCAATTTGGCATAAAATTGCTCAATGGGTTGGCAATACAGCAGGGCATTGTTTAGAGATAAAAGGATTGAAACATTCTGGAGATGATTATAATAATCCAGTTGATTGCTATCTTGATATGACACAAAAGGGATTGAAAAAATATGCTAACCTGATTAAAAGAGCAAAGCCATTGGAAAAGATTTTTGATGATTTTCATCAAATCAGTATTTATATTTCATTGGAAGATGCAAAAAATGGCAAAAAGAAATTAATGCAATTGGAAGACATTAAAGATAAATACTACAAAGAATCATTGCAAAAATATCTAACCACCCACAAATTGAAACTGAAAGAAAGCAAGGATTTTTATGGATACAAGCAATCAACAGTAAGAATGGAAATCAAAACGACAAAAGAACTTTTGGATGCAATTATAATGAAAAAATACGATGGTGGCGTTCAATTTAGTATTATGTTTAATGAGAGATATGGATTATCAATGGATTAAAAATTCTTAAATATCAATGACTATTTAAGCATTAACTATTCATTAACTATTCATTAACTGTTCACGAATTGCTACTAAAATAATTTGGTGGCAATGGTGAGGAGTTTATTCCTCAGTCAGAGCTAATTCTGGCAAGTAATTAGTTCTTTAAAACAATGAATAAATATAGTAGGGCAGTTCATGATAAAGCAGATCAATTGTTTCATAGAAATTTTAATTCAATTGGTTTTGATTTATTTAAAAAAGCAGTTGGGGAGGAAAGTGTCAATGAATATATCCAAAGACCAAGCGAAGAAGTAATATTCAATGAATGGTTAGATAATCAAGACGAAGAAGAATTGAGAGATGAATTCAATCAAGGAAGAAACGATGATTATCACATTGAAAATAGTTACCCAGATAGCAAGGCAGGATTTAAAAATTGGTTACAAGAACAATACCAAAATGAGATTGAAGATTTTTGGTTTGACAATGAACATTACCCATGCTGGTCAACTCTTTTTGAAGCAAAAGACCAATTCTTATCCGAAAAGATAATGGAAAATATTGATGAATTGTATGAATTGGGAATTGGAGTGATTGAGCCGA